ATGAACAATCTCTACGGCTACACATGTTTAGATTGCCATAAGCTTTAGCCCCCCGCTAAAACAATTAGCCCCTACTCTGCTGATGATTGTAGGGGCTTTTTTGTGCGTGCTCAATTGTTTGTGTTGGGTGGTTGGGTGGGGTGGGGCCCGTTGCTATAGGTAGCTCCAACACAAACATCTCCCCCCGCGCTCGGGCGTGTCGTTATCAGCCCGTTACATAACGAAAGTGTTATCTCAAAATGTAGCCAAAAGAGATAGGACTAGGCAATACTTATCCCGTTAGCATCCGCTAACACTAGAGAAAGGCTAGAAATGGCACATAACCTAGAGGTGAATGATGGCAAAGTCGCATTCGCTCTTAGAGGTGAGCCCGCATGGCACGGATTAGCAAACGCTATATTCGACCAAAATGCGGACATCACTACCGCTCAAATGTTAAAGTCTGCTTATTTAGCAGATTGGAACATCCAGTTAGAAAAGGTGGAATTCCCACACCGCTCAACTACCGATAATTTTATGGTAGTTCGCACAAATCCATTCGACGGACAAAAAGATATTCTCGCCGTAGTGGGTGACCGATACAATCCATACCAAAATGAGCAACTATTCGCATTCGGCGATAGCCTTACCGATGGTGGCGCAAAATGGGAATCTGCTGGTTCAATCAAGGATGGCAAGATTGTATTCGGCTCAATGGTAGTTCCTAAGGAATTTATTCTTGATCCAAAAGGAATTGCCGATAAAACTACTACCTACCTATTGATTACAACATCACATGATGGTTCTAGTTCAATTCAAGCAATGATTACGCCAGTTCGGGTAGTCTGCCAAAATACTCTTAACATGGCGCTTGCTGGTTCTAAGCAATCATTCAAGGTTCGCCACACCCAAAAGTCTGAGGCTCGTGTGGATGAGGCACGCCGTGTGCTAGGTCTAACATTTGACCACATGGATATGTTCGAGGATTTAGCAAAAGATTTATTTGCTAAGCCTATCACTAACGCCGAGTTCGATAAGTTATTCGAAACTCTATATCCCGCCCCAGACCAAGCAAGCAAGGGCGCATTCACACGCTATACACAAAAGGCTGATTTTACTAAAGCCTTATATCTAAATTCCCCTACCCAAACGGGTATTACGGGCACCGCATGGGGCGCCCTAAATGCGCTAACCGAGCGTATTGATTGGTTCCGCGATGGCAAAGTTCGCACCGAGGGACTAATGGCTAGTGCTAGCGGGTTCGAGGTAGGCGTTAATGCCGAGAAGGCTCGCATATTATCTGCGGTTAAGGAATTCGCGGGTATTTAATAAGTAAATAGGCTAACTCCCGCTCGAAAGGGCGGGGGAAAGCTTTTTACAACGCACTCGGGCGTGTCGCCCAAAATGTTTGTGTTGGGGCGTTGGCTTGGGGGGTGTGTGTGATCTTGGAGGGCACCGACACAAACAATACGCCGATTATAACAAAAACGTTATGTAACAAAAGAGTTATCGTTAAATACTATACAACCGCATAGAGAGGGTATAGATTACGACTACTTCCAAGGAAAGGGGAGATATATGGACACCACAGTATGTGGAGCAGCAGAGAAAGCAGTTCAGGAAACCTTCACTCATTTACACGACACCTTAAACGCATTTACTAAGGTTAGTGAAGTGGGCTCTACTATGGTCATTGAGAAGGAGCAAGCACTCGCTATCTACAACCAAGTAGCGACTAAGTGTGAGCAACCAAACCTTGATGTCATAGGTTCTTTATTTGCCGTAGAGGTTCAATGGAACGACGGCACTATCTTACTATCTACTGATGTAGAAGCAAATACTGAGGAAGACGCTGTAGATTTAGTCCGTGATGGTTTAGAAATAGACGCCGCGGACTTAAAACTAGCCTTACGCTATGGCAAAGACTCAGGTTCAGGCACTATCTATAATCTTGAATGGGACTTAGATAACCTTATCAATGAAAGTCTTGAGTATCGGGCAACCGAACTCTAAGCGCAGCGGGTTTGGGATTACTTCCGTCCCCAGACCTCCTTTCGGGTGGGTTGCTCCGCCACCTGCGAAACACGGAGCACTATTAGCCGCTGGGTCCCTTCCGTGCCTGGCGGTTAATTGTTTGTGGCGGGCTGGGTGTGTGGGGGCAGCTAGGCTCTAAAAGGGCTCGGCACAAACATTCGGCGGCGGCGATTATAACGAAAGTGTTATCGTCAAATACTGGTGTTTAAGAGATAGTAAGAGTAGGGTTCGTATTACTTCGCGAAAGGGGCACTATGTCAAAGCGAGATACCTACGAACAGTTCGTAGCAGAGATTAACACCGCACCACTTACCACTACTGATACCACTATATTCTCTAACTATACTATTAGAGATGCCATTATGCTGACCGCATGTTCAGACGAGCAGTTCGCCCAAGTGTTGCTTATGAAAATAAGTAAAACTATCAACGAGGCTAAGGTTATTGTCCAAGATGATATAGAAGCATTAACCACCGCTTATCATGTATCTGCTATGTGGGAAAAACCTGAAACTGAGGCTTTCTGCGTTCTAACCCACTCACTTACTCAAAAGTATAATTTAGAGCGACCACCGCTTGCTGACCTAACAGATAGGGTTATCAAACTACCCGTGCCTAAATCAACAATACGAGTTGATATGGTAACTGGTGGGCTTAAATCTGATGTTCTAGCGGACTTAGACAAATGAACACACAAGAGCGCAAAGACCGCTTCACCGAGATAATGACTACTGTTGAGTTAGCACCTGACAGTATAGAAAGTGACGAGGAAGTAGAGGCACTTATGCTTCCTAACATGACACTAGGACTATCGGATGCACCATTAAATAACGCTATCCTAAGTGAAGCCTTTCGTGGAAATGAGCAGTTTAAGGTTAAACTCATATCTATCCTATCTAATACTTCTATGAAGTCTATTATGGATAAAACCGAGCGAGATGAAACACCTAATCAAGATGACCTATTCGGCTTTGCTATTACTGCAAATATACTATGGGCTGAGGGTCAAGCAGACCTTCTGTTTAAGACGCTAGGATTACTGGGTCAAACCTGCTCTCACTTCGACTTAGAAATACCTGAAATGGCTACGATTATCCTGCGCCCACAAGTTGAGGTAATGAAGTTTAGTAATACCTTCTCACCTATGGAGTTGCTAGAGGATAACATTAGCGTTAAAGAGGCTATCAAAAAGATGAAAAAGGTAGCCAAAAAGACAACCAAAAATACAACCAAGAAGGATAAAAATGATTAAGAAATTGCTAGTAGTAGTCTTATTATTAACTGGACTTACTCCTGTCCATGCTGATACCACACCAACAATAGCCTTAATAGATAGTGGTGTTAATACCGCCTTGTTCCCAAACAATGTGGTTTATGAGGTATGTATCCTAGAATATGTAGCCTGTCCAAACGGAAAGCCGTTCCAAGAAGGAAAAGGCTCTGCTGTTCCAACCAATATGGCGGTAGCACCTAATAATACTATCCAACATGGAAATCAAATGATGTCCATTATTACTAAGGTTAATCCAAACGCTAAGGTTATCGTTATCCGTGTAGTAGGTCAGGTAGGCTCAACACCTATGCTGTTTTCACTAGCCTCTGTTCAGAGTTCGTTAGAGTGGGTATCTGCTAACCGCGCCAAGTTTAATATCTCTCTAGTATCTATATCAGAGGGCAAAGTGTTCCCTGACTGCGGTGTTCCAACCAATATGGGTAAGACTATCGCTGACCTAAAGGCGCAAAATGTTATGGTCGTAGGGGCAACAGGTAATACTAAGAACAGAACGGCTATGGATAGTCCATCATGCCTGTCAGATGTAGTATCAGTTGGCGCAACCGACAACCCTCATAACTTAGGTGGATACGCATGGGATAGCACCGCTACTCCTACTATCGCCACTTATAGTAATGGAAACGCTAAGACTACCCTTTATGCCAATGGTCGCTGGTATGTCACTAACCTTGATGGAAGCCCACGATTTATAGTAGGCACAAGTAATGCCACCGCTTCAGTAACAGGTTGGCTATCCCTTAACCTGAAGGGCGGTTGGCAAGATACATATAACGCACTCCTATCCACAGCAAGCGGTAGTGCTAAGAACGAGTGGCTATCAGGAAGGTATCTACTAATACAGAGTTAGTGCCCCCCACTAGCATAGGATTAGCCGACAGGCAGGTTGCCATCGGCTAGTCCTATTTTTTATGCGCCAAATGTTTGTGTTGGCCCACCCTATTTATATATAAACCCACCCTATAAGAAGCTATCGCTGCCTAAGCCAGCCACCGACACAAACTCTGCCGCCTGTGGCGTGTCTCACACAAAAGATACGGCGTGTCGCTTTGCCTAGAGAGCAAGAGATATGATAATGGAGATTATTCGGCTACTGCCTGAGAGATACCTGAGAGTATGCTGATAAGACCAAGTTATTTGCTAACCCTATTGAGAGTTATATGATAAGAAGGTTGCGGTTGCTGACACGGCAAAGATAACAAAAGAGTTATATGACACCACGCTCAACCCTTATTGCTTCTATCTATACAACCATTAAACTCAACCCATTACCGCACTATTGGAGTGCGTATGACCTGTTAGGAAAGTAATGGAACAAGTAGCACTATTTATGGAAAGCCCGATAGGGGATATTAACTATCAAAGTATCCTAGTCGGTATAAATGGGGAAATAGAAATCTTTAACCGCTTCTCCAACAACACTAATGACCGCAACCAAGTGTGGAACAAGGCTGAGGATAGCCACGAATACCCAACCACACCGCTATCTAATAACCCTGTCGCAGTAGTCATAGATGAGCATGACTTAGAAATGGCTACTTTAGGACATATCGCCAATATCTCTATTAAGGCTATCAACGCTAATGAGAAAGCAGAGGTAATTACTAACCCTATTACTCACAAAGAGGCTATTGCTGACTTAGCCGTAAGACTAGCCAATGGCGACCAAAGCCTATCTGAACTTATTACCGATAAGCGCAGAGTTAATGGTGTAGTTATACAACCGCTAGTAAAAAAATCGGATATGCCTATTGAGCCGACTAAGCCTATTAAAGAAGTCCAAGATACAACTGAAATGGCTATGAACTTAATAAGTATTCCTGACCCAAAGTGGGCAGAACAATATATCAACCGCAAGTTTGACGGCGTTAAGGATTACGACATTTTAGACTTCGCTAGGACTAACGGCGTTAATGTATTGTGTGAAGGTAATGCTGGTGCTGGTAAGACTATCCTGTTCCAAAGTTATGCTTCCGCTAGAAAACTTAGATACTTTAACTTAGCCAATAACAATGGCGTAGAGCCTTCCCAATTATTCGGTCGTTGGATACCTGATAGTAATGGACACTATCGCTGGCAAGACGGCGCAATAACCCTATTGTTTAGACATGGTGGAGTATTACTTCTTAATGAGATTAACTTCTTACCTGTCCGTGTATCAACTATCTTATTTAGCGCACTAGATTACCGCCGTGAAATCCAACTGTTAGACAATGGTGGTGAGGTTATCAAGGCTCACCCTAACCTTCTAATTGCTGGTGATATGAACGCTGGTTATAGAGGCACACAAGAAATGAACCAAGCCTTCTCTGACCGCTTCGGTATCAAGTTAGAGTTTCCTTACGATAGGGTTATTGAGAACAAAGTCGTTGGTAATAAGGCACTACTAACCTTAGCCGACCAACTGCGTGAGCAATACGATAAAGAGGAATTATCAACTCCTATCTCTACACGCATATTGGTATCTTTCATGGCTAACGCTAAGCAATTTGGTGTTGATTTTGCTATCACTTCTTTCATTAACGCATTTAATAAAGATGAGCGTAGTGGAATAAGACTAGCGTGTGAAACTCATAAGCATAATATCTCTAAAGACTTAGGCGTTAAGGTTAGCGAGCATGAGGCTGAGGAATACACTACTGAGGTGTTAGCCTAATGCGTAATAGAGGTCGTCAAGGTAATCCTTTAGATACTGCTATTGGCGGTAATAATATCCAATGGCGTAGAGAAATAAAGGCTGACGAAACTTATGAGTGGGTTGGTTATGATGAACATGGCAGAACCCAAGATGAAGTCTTAGCCGACTACGCCGATAGGGTTAGCATGTTTGATAGCGTGGCTGGTGTATATCAAACCGCCGATAAGATTATTACTGGTGATGATATTACTGTTAGCGTTATTGACGATAAAGAAATGTTTTCTACCGCTAAGACTAACGGCAAGGATATTGTCCTTAACGCTAATCTTATTGACGACCTTAATTCAGAAACTATCACTAGCCTTACTGGAACTAACTACCATGAGTTATCTCATATCTTATTTACTCCTAGAAGTGGTAGCGCAGTAGGCAAGTGGGTTAAAGAAAATAAATGTGTTAGGGCTATGAACTGGCTAGAGGAAAGCCGTGCTGAAAGCCTAATGGTGGCTAGATACCCAAGCACTAGATTATTCTTAGAGGTATTAACTACTGAGTATATGCTTAAAGGTAATCCTAATGAGTGGGGTGGATACTTCCCACTTACTACTGGTCGCAAGTATTTAAGTTTAGAACTACGACAGATTATTGCCGATAAGTTTATTGCTGAGCATGGATTACAACTGGCTAAGACTATCAACACTATTGTTAATTCTTATAGAAGGCTAGTTTTACCGACAGATGTTAATAAAGCCAAAGAAATGATTAACAGATTAGCGCAGATTATTGGCTATGATGATGAAAGCCCTAAAATGAACCAACCTACTATGGCTCATGGAACTGGCATGATGACTAAAGGCAAAGTAGAAAGTGCTAAAGCGCAAAAGGAATTACAAAAAAGTTTAAGTGATATAGATAAAGTTTTTGGTGATGAGGAACTTAATGAACCTACTAAAACTAAACAACCCACAGGCGTTGGTGGTGAAGGTAAGTATGAAGGCACTACTGGCGATTACACAGATGAACATAAAGAACTGGCTAAGAAGTTAGAAAAGCGTGTATCTGAAATTAAAAATGATAAGTCATTTAAGCGTGAAGTAAATGAAACGCATAAGGCTATTAACAAGTCTGATTACTTTACTTCCAAGACTAGGACTACGCAATTCATAATTAAAGAACCTGAGGCTAAGGCTAAGATTATCGCACGCAAGTTTGGACAGGAATTAGAACGGCTAGTCTTAGACAATGAACCTATGTGGGATAAGAATATGCCTAGCGGTAAGTTAAATGTAGGTCGCACTATGACTACTGATGTTAATGCTATCAACACCATGTTTGATGTTTGGGATACTGGCAACGAAAACAATGATGTAGAAGCGGTAATCTTAATGGATAATAGCGGTAGCATGGGTTGGCAGATGAACCTAGTGTGTGAGGCTAACTGGATTATCAAGCGTGGCATAGAGCGCATTAACGGAAGTGTTAGCACTTATTCCTTTAACCATGAAAGCAAGTTAATGTATGACCGAGATACAAAGGCTAAGCCTAACGAATACAGAACAGTTTGGTCGGGCGGTAGCACTAATCCTATCGGTGGCTTACTAGAAGCAGAGCGACTATTATCTACTTCCGTTAAGCCTATCAAGATACTATTTATTATTACTGACGGCACTTGGGAAAATTATGAAGTGTGCGACACGATTATTGACCGCTTAAACAAGGCTGGTGTATTAACGGCGTTGGTGTATATTGGCGACTATTGGGATATTAAAAACGCTGAGATGTTAGCAAGAAATGAAAACGAAGTAGAACAAGCAGAATACTATAAGCAAAGATTAAAAGAAGTAAATCACGGCGTTAAAGTCTTTAAGCCAATAACAGAAATGGGTGATATAGTTTCGCTTGCTACTAAATTGGTTAAAGGAACACTAAAGCGCAAAGTAAAAAACTAAGGGGATATATGAACGATAACGAACTACCTAAAGAAGCACTATCACAAGTAGATTACGCTGAGTTAATGCGTAATACACTTAATCAAATTAAAGATGTATTAGATAGCGACCCAACACAAACAGCGCACTTAATAAATCTAACTAATACTGCTATGGATTATTTATTCTATTTAGAGGATAACAGAAGGGTGGTAATCTAAATGGGTTTGGATATGTATTTACACGCAGAGCGTTATGTATCTAAAGACGGCATGTTTAATCCTGACGACCCTGCTATTTACAGTTTTATTGCTAAGACTATTGGAAGCGATACGCTACCTAACCCTTACTTTGGTAGCATGACAGTTAGACAATGTGTGGGCTATTGGCGCAAGGCTAATGCTATTCATGGCTGGTTTATTAAAGAACTTGCTAATGGCGTAGATGAGTGTCAAGATATTTATGTGCCTAAAGAGGCGTTAATTAAACTTAGAGATAATTGCGTAAGCGCACTAGCCAATAGGCATAACGCTAAGACTAACGAACAAAGCGATTATGTAATTAAAATAGATGACAGTATTGACCCTAAAGAAGCCATTACTAAGATTATTGAGAGTATGGCTAAAGAGGCAAACAACACTAAGACTATTGCTGATGAACCGCTTGCGCCTATTGCTGGTTTTTTCTTTGGTAGCACAGAGAAAGATGAGTGGTATTACGAACAGTTAGAATACACAATAGAACTCATTAACTCATTACTAGCGCATGGTGATAAGTATGAGTATTATTATCGGGCTAGTTGGTAAAGAGATAACAATGGAAAACTTTAACTATGAAATAAAAGCAGAAGTAAATCAAGTGTGGTTTGATATATTAAAACAGATAACTAAACACCAAGACGGCTTTGTTTGGGAAAATGTAAAGCCAATAATAGAGGAAAAATAAATGGATAATGAATTAAACGAAACTTCTTTCATGGATACTTTACCTAGTAGTTTGGTAAATAAAACTTATAGAGAAATATCAGACCACTTACTTGATGAGTGGATTAACTCTAACTCTGATGAAGGTGTATTTTGGTCGGACTATCAGATAGCCTCACAAAGTAATAACCCTGAGGTAATAGAAGCCTTTAATAAGCACTACCAATTAACGGCTGGTGATGAGGAATACTTAAATGTCTGAGTGGCGTGTTCAGCGTAAGGCTATTGTGTGGCAAGAAGTAATAGTAGAAGCCGATAACGAAGCGCAAGCAAGAGAAATCGGATATGAGAGATTACATAATCAAGAAGGTTATCAAGTAGCCTTTAACTGGACAGATGATATGTGGAGTAGCGACAAATGAGAGAACTATGTTGCGACCACGAATATGAAAGTGGTTGTGCGTGTTGTGGTAATGAGTGCGAACATGAGGGAGAGTAAATGCCAAACTGGGTGTATAACACTTTAACAATAGAAGGTGAAGCAGAGAGAATTGATGAGGTAGTAGCGCAGTTAAACAAACCTTTTACTAAACAATTTTCGGAAGGAGAAACTACTTACAGTAATCCTATTATTGCCTTTTGGAATATCAGTAAGCCTAGTGATGATATTTTAGATGAGTATATTGGAACGGCTAGTGGTGGAAATATCAGCAACCCTAATAACTGGTATTCATGGAACAACGCTAACTGGGGAACTAAGTGGGATATAGGCGTAGCAGATGACGCTACCTACGACACTACTTCTACATATCGAGAAACGCCTAATTCAGTATCTTATAGTTTTGAGACCGCTTGGGGTGCGCCTGAACCAGTAATGATAACCTTATCGAAACAGTATCCTGACCTAGAACTTACGCTAGAGTATCAAGAGGAACAGGGTTGGGGTGGAGAGGTATATTTCTCCAACGGCATGATTACTACGCTAGAACATTACACTTGGAAATGCGGTGAGTGCGCCTATGGAGAACCCGACAATGCTGATGAAAATTACTGCGAAACTTGTGAGGATTATGTATGCCCTAAATGTGATTATGGGAAGTTAGAAACTTGTGATAGCCATGCGAAAGCAGAGGAAGAAGTGTGGTTTTAATTGATGAAGAAGGAGAGAAAATACCTGCTGGATATGTAGAGAGTTGGCTTGACTTTGATGACGCTAAATGTAGGATAGTTCCGTTCAGATTAAATAACTTTTAAGGAGAGAACAATTCAAACTTTCTTACCGCTACCTGACTTCCAAGAGAGTGCTAAGGTGCTGGACAATAAAAGATTAGGTAAGCAGAGAGTTGAGGCTTATCAAATAATGAGAGTGTTGGCTGGCTTGACTAAAGGCTGGCGCAACCACCCTGCCGTGCTTATGTGGAGAGATTACGAACCTGCCCTATACGAATATGGGAGAGAGGTTTGTGTTGAGTGGAGAGAGCGTGGCTATGTTGATAACTTGTATGATAAGTTCCCTAAGGCTAGTATTATCACACCGCATTGGTTAGGAGATATGAGGCTTCATATTTCACACCAAGCAAACCTAGTAAGGAAAAACCCCGAACACTACCGACAATACTTTCCCGAAGTAGATGAAACATTACCCTACTTTTGGATTAAGGAGAACGAATAATGGCAAGAAAAGTAAGTGCTTCCTTTAAGGCAACAATTACTAAAAACACAGTAAAAGGCGGTGCGTGGCTAGTTGAGTATGAGTATCAAGTAGAAACCACCACTAATCCCATAAGCGAAATCCAAGCATGGTCAAATGCTTCTGCTGGCAAGCGTTGGATTAAAGAGAAAGTTCAGACACTAACTCCGCGTAAAAGCTTAAAAATGATAGTAAGTAGCACAGACCTTAACGGAAAACCAACCAAGATAGTTGGAGAGATGACCTTTAAGGTAGAAGCGTAAATGTGGTGGAGAGTTAATGATATGGAAAAGATAATTCCGTCTATTCCTGATGAAGAGATTTACGAAGACGAAGATGACTATGAAATTGAAGACGATGAAGAAAATGAGGACGATTAAATGTTATTTTTACAAGAAGATAACTTTTTTAATGAAGAAGAGAGAGATATTGTCTTTAATGACTTAATTGGATACGACAGTAAAATTAATTGGAGATTTAGATTAACTACCCAACCACCCCTTAAACAATCTTTAATTCCGTCAGAGATTTTTTATAATAGGTGGAGAGAAAAAATACAAAACAACTATGGAGATAATCCACAAGCAGTAGCAAATGTAAAAGATAACCCCGATAGTTCAACTTTTGCGTTACTACAAAAGAGATTTACTGAATTTTGTATTGCTAATAGCCTAGAAAACCCTAAAATACTTAGAGTAAAATCAAATATATTAACTAAAACAATTAATAATCCAATTAATATTCCGCATATAGACCAAAGCAACAGTCATTTTGTTTTTCTTTACTATGTGTGTGATTCTGACGGAGATACTATTTTATACAAAGAAAGATACCCAAGCAAACCTACTGAATTTGAAATAGACAAAAGAGTAAGCCCAAAAATGAACAGAGCTATTATATTTGACGGGCTACAATATCATTCCTCTAGTAATCCAGTAGAACATAATTATCGTTGTGTTATAAATATGGATTTTACAGCAGAAAATAAAATAAGATACAACTAACAGAAAGAGAGCTAATGCACCTTTTACCAGTAACAGATAAAGAAAAAGAAATTGCTCATTGGCTATTTGATTTAACCATTGGAGTCCCACACTCGGGAGCTTCTTTTTTTGGTCACTTATATAATACTTTTTTTCTTCTTAAACAGATGGGCGTAAGAGAAAGCACGTGTATTGCTGGAATGTGCCACGCTTTATATGGAACTGAATTTTTTAGGTTTAGATCGGTAATGGAAAGAGAACAATTACAAAGTATTATTGGAAAAGACGCAGAAGAATTAGTATATTTATTTTCTTTGCCTAAGCGCGACCAAAGAATAATTAAAAATACAGAGAATTTAGATGAAGATACAGCGTTGCAATTATTACAAATTCTTTATGCAAATGGATATGAACAGTCAAATAAAATAAAGTATGAAACCCAAATTCATTGGGAAGCAGCAAAAATGCACCATTATAAACTAGAAAAAATAATAATTGAAAAAGGTGGAAGGATACTAGAATGAAAATTAAATTTCAAAAACCAATACTTATTGAAAGAGAAAAACCAGCAGATAACGCAATTCTAAACGTGCTTTGCTACCATTGTGGTAAAACATACCCAACAACTTATGGTAATTTAAGAATTCCAAATTACTGTAATCAATGCAGATAGGAGTAAAAGTATGAAAAATAAAGAATTACCACTAGTAAACTCTTGTGCGTGTGGTGGAAATTGCGCCTGCGCCGTAGAAGTAGAAAGCCAACCAAACTACTACGAAGTAGATAGATTTGTTGATTTATATACTTTAGGTTTGAGAGAGTATTTAGACTCATCACTAATAGGAGATAGAGAACATCATATTGAAGATTTAATAGCAATGAGCACTATGTATCATGAGGCAGCCTTAGCCTTTATATCAGCCTTTGTCCGTGAACAGAAATAGCGTCAAAGAGTTCCTTATACTTTCGTACTCTAAGACTATCCATGATCCAGTCATCGGGGGAGATAGATCTGCGCTTACTCTGACTGATTAGCCCATACAGGGATATGTAATCAGTAAATAGTCCCCCGCTTATCACGGGGGATTACTTATTTAAGGCTTTGGGACTTCGCAGAAATCGGTAGAGCAATATTTCTCACCGATAGCATCAGCCGCCATACCAGCATAGACATCAGTAAAGTCAATAGGCATAAGTTTATATTTGTATTCTTCATACTGTTCAGCAGTTATCTGAGTGTAAGGCATTTGCGGATAAGTCGCATTTCCCATAGGTAAGAAAGAAATGGTTTTGAGTTGTCCGTCAAACATGTGTAGAACAGTTCCGACTGCATCTTTTTCAGTTGTTGCATTAAATGATACAGTTACAGATACAGAGTTGTCTGACCAATGGCGCTGAGCCATAGCCGCCAAAGAAGTCTTTTCATAGATAGAAACATCTTTCTCACTACGAAGAGCACTAGATTTAATAGGGAAATAAACTACTGAAGTTGTCTTTGGTGATTCTGATGCGGGTTCTACGACATACCCTGAAGACTTAAACAGAGGAAGCATAGGGTCGTCATTACCAAAGCGAATAGTTCGTAAGAAGTACTCACCGCCAGGAGTCCAATGCACTCCAGGGGATTCACCAGCCAAGATAGAAACAGTTCCACTTGGTTTAACAGTAGTCATCTTAATAGACTCACGAATACCAAGCCACTCTGAGTAAAGTTTGTCATAGTTCTGCACTACTTTATAGCCAGTATCCATCCACTCACGAAGAGTTGGAAGTCCTACGCGGTCTGCAAAGTTGGCAATACCAGAAATAGAAGTTCCAATACGGCGATTGCGTTGCATGATTGCATTAGTCTCTTCCCAGTGAGTAGGAAGAAGAGTCACAGTTTTTGCGTACAAGTAAGCAAACTTAAGTGTGCGCTTAAAATCATCAAGAGACTCATGGCGGTTTAAGTAAGTTTCTACCAGAGTACAGCACTCAAATGATTCAAGGGATTGCTCTGCGCATGGATTGTAGCCAGAAGCTCTCCAGTCTTTGTCATTAGGTGGGTCAATTAAACGACCATACTTGCGGGTGACATCCATCCAAATAACTCCAGGCTCACCATTGAGAGCAATTCCCTCAACAATTCCAGATAGGTCTGCACCAACAGATACTTCAACAGAGTTGTTAGACATCCAAGCCCAACCTGGATTCTTAGCATCATAGGAGTTGCGCTCTGGATATACAGACGCGTTCTTAAGGTTTAAGAAATCTTTGTCATCCAAACGACCCATTAGAAGTTCAGCAGAACGACGGACATTTCCGCTTACAACACAAACTCCGATGAGGTTGCCAATATCAGCAATATCCTTGCGGGTTAGTTTTTCACCCTTACGCCCCTTGAATATACTTCGTATGTAGTTGTGTAATTTTTCTAGCGGTTCGTGTCCTGCCGCGGTACCGCCAAAGGTTTTAATCGGAGTTCCTGCTGGTCTGATTTCTGAGTAGTTGAATACAGGGCTCTTCTTATCTGGTGTAAGGAAACTGTTGATGACGAGGTTGACTGATTCAACCCAGCCTTCGCGGGTGTCGGGAATAATGATTGGTTCGGTGTCTGGTTGTGGGTCATAAATATTAAAGTCCTTATCTGCGCCTTTATCATCAAAGCCAACGCCCACTCCGAGCATTGAGGCTTCCATAAGAAAAGCAAATGGTTTTGCGGGGTCAAGCTTCGTCATCGAAGCCGTTGAAACAAATGAACAATTTTGTAGGGCTGCGCTATTCCTTTGTTCATTAACTATGGCAGTTCCCATTACCCAAAGTCCTCTGCCTGGGGGAGTCCATTTTAAGTTAAATAAACGGTCATACGCTTCTTTAGCCGAAGCCTGAGCCTTAGCATCATTCCATGGTAGGCGGCTAGATTTACAGTGGTCTTTTTGTAAAGAATACATACCATTGATAACCCGCTCACAGACATCAGCCCAAGTCTCCTTAGTGCCGTCTTGCTTTAAGCGAGAATAGGTGCGAAGAAAAGTAATTTCTCCTACCGCATTTCCACCCGCATCAACATATCCCCAAGGTACTTTTTTACTTTGATAACTAGAAACAAAGTCCTCTGCTAGGTGAAATGACAATGACATATTTTCCCTCTCTACTTGTCTGTTTAGGTGTTTTACTTGACATGCTGTTCCATGCCCTTTTTGTTGCTCTTATATGATAATAAGAAAACTAGTTTTCTTCGATTGACTGACGAATTATCTCGGTAGTTTGGGCTTCATTTAGACCACCACTTGGCAGTTCTTTAAGCACTTGAGCCTTATCTCCGAATATAGAAGATAGCACACCAGCACTGCCTTGTCTCTCTACAGTCATGCGAATAAACTCTCTAGAATCATCTAATTCTTTAACAGTTTTAATTAACTTAAACAACCTATCTATCTCTTGTGAAACGTTAGGATCTGCGTATCCACCGCTCATTTCTTCAGCAAAACGCATAAAAGCAACCCTTTGTCCCTGCATTTCTATAATTGCATTAATTAAACTCTTAAGCTGATCTTTAGTTTTTACCTCTACTGGTAACTTAAATGCACAGGAGTTATCTGGCTTAAATGCGGGGCAATTTGATGCCACAAAACATGTATTACACTGCCTTAAACTACTTGATTGTGAGTGTACGACAGACACATCTTTAATAACACCATCATCATCAATTTCGGTCTTAGTTTCATAACCAAAGACTGGTAAATTCATCATTTCTTCAGGATTTCGCGCCTGAACTTTCCGTGGTTCAACCCCCTTATTATCATATACGGCAGGGGTAGTTTCCGCGTTTGTACCACTATCCTCTGGCTCGTTGTTATCATATAACAAGCTGTCATCTGGTTGGTTATTCATTCTGTTTAGCCTCATTTCAAATTGTTCGTAAGACCATAAAGCCAAACGACAAACCTCTTGTGGATCGTCTTCGAGAATCTTATCAGCATCTAGACCAGCTTTTGTATATACATTTCTGTATCTAGATCTAGCTTGATCTTTCATTCTCTTTGGGTATCGAAGTAGTTTACTGCCGTCCCAAATAATAGTCTCACCGTGCAACATAGGCGCTAACCACGATAACGTGCTAGCAGTATGTACTGGCACTTGACGCAAATTATCTGGCTTGGCACACCCTAATGCATGAAATCTAGTTCCATGTTGCCTAGTTAATGTTCTAGTGACTACGGCTAATTGAGCCTCACTCTCTAGTGCATCTCCAGGTAAACCTATGTCCAAGTAGGTGTCTACCATCTCATTTAAGTATGGAAAACCAAACTCTGGTTGCCACACTGATTGAAACTTAGAAGGTGGTACTTGTGACCATGCTGTTTTTCTTTGTTCTTTTACGAACTCTAGGTCGATCTCTGGGTAACTAATCTCGTTAAACGTGTGTATGCGATCAATATTATTTGCTATAAAATCCTCATATTCAGCGGCAAATATCTCTAAATCTAATTTATCTAGCCGTACATCTTTTGGAATACCAGAGTGAACGTGAATCTGAAAGTCATCATTAAAGTAGTTCTCTAATAAGTAAGCGTTCTTCTTTGGTAACCCGCGCTTCATTAAACGCCAGTAACTTACGCCTACCGCTGTGGCAGAGGTGGTCTCTAATAGGGTTCTGTTGCTGGGTACCTCAGCACCAAGGTATATAAGTCTCACTCTGAGCGCCGCGGGTCTTGTACAAACTTCTCTTGTTGCTTTACTAGTTCATCTACAATAGACGACCAGCTTTTAATTCCTTGCCTGCTATCAGGTCTAAATTCTTCTTTAATGTAATAAGGCTGTAAGAACATAAGGGTAGTAACACCAATATTTAATAATTTTTTGGCTAACTCTGGGTCTGCGGTAACAACCATCTCTAGTCCTGCGCCTTTTGCTCGGCAATGTTCTACTTGCCTAAAGTTTAACTCTTCTTTAGCTCCTGGCACATTTTCGCCAATAACATCATCTACTTGCCAAATCTTGTTTTCTTTAAGCCAACGTTCGTCTTTGTCTTTGTTGGTAGATAATAAAAATACCTTATTTCCTTCAGCTAACATGCGGTAAAGGCCTAGGCCCTGATAAATAGTAGTTCCTGTGTCGCTACGTAATACGCCTTCTATAAATACCGCAAATGTTGCCACGAATACTACTCCAATTAAATTATGCCACCGAGCTCTAACTCTATCTTATCGATAGCGTCATCAATGGTCTTTATTACATCTGGAAATATATCATCTCTTGGTGTTGGCACTTAACGCTCTTCTTACTAATGTTCTGGCTTCTGGTAATTCCATGCCATATGTTTGAGCTTCAAATTCCTTACGACCTTTAATTGATATATCTTTTAACTTCTTTAACGCCTGAACTGTACCAGCAGATTTGCCAGATTGCCATCTGTAATTTGCTATGTCTGAATAACCTTGACCGCTTGGACTAAACGCATATTTGCGACCATGATGTATGTCATCAAATAAGGCTGATCCTTGATCTATGGCTAACTTTAGTGCTGATTCTGCATTTCGTCTAGCAGAGTCGTTAGACGCAGCGGCTATGTCTGATAAAGCTTTTGAATATCTTGACAATATCTCTGTAGTCATTGACGCATCTTTAGATACTTTTAGTTCCCACCCTTTATTTGATGGTGGACTTTTAATTTCAGGTTGAACTGTCCAGTCGTCTTGTGTTAATGAGTAGGCTGCGTATGGCTTGATGGATTTAATATCTGTTCGTACATTTGCATAAAATGTTAACTCAAACGCTTCTAAAAAGTTAGTGGTAAGTGGTTGTAATTCTTTGCTAAAGTCTTCATTAAACATTGAGGCTATCTCTTGATCGCTAAATCCTTTATAATCTGGATTTGATTGCCTAAAGGCTAAGTAGTTAATACCAATTAAACAGTCTAAATCTGCTGGGCTTCTTGCAGCTGTCCATTGATACGATACGGCTGATCCAGCTATCCAAACAGTTGTAAATGATTCTGGGCTGTAATAATGTCGGCGAAGATGCTCAAATAGGATTCTTAATACCGCAGATCTAATGGCGGGTATGAATTTATTGTTTCTAAATAATCTAGGGTCTAATCCTGCCCCTGGTTTGCTAAAATAAGAAGTCTCGGCTGGTTCTATGGTTACTGGTGCGGCTTGTGCCACTAGTGCGTCATAAAAATCCATCTATCAAGTATAGTCTTCTTCGTCTCTTTCTTTATACATAACGTCGTAGCGTTGAGTTTTTTCTTGTGGATCTTTCTTTATTTGGCTCATATAACCACATTGTTGATGGCCAGAAATAAATTGTTGCGCCCACAATATAATTAGTGACTCATTGCCTGTTTCTTCAACATCTGCTTGAAAAGATGCTGTACATGTACATGTCATTTCTATGAAAGCCATTGGGTGCCTGCCTTCTAAGGTGGGTTCCTACAGTATACCCCTGTCGGTCAATGCCTCGCGGATTGAACTAGACGGCGTTTCTGGGATAGGTGTAGCGCTTTTTAAGGCCTCTATCATGGCTTGGGTCTTAATGGCGTCTAAAAGGTCCATACAGGCCATTTTGACGTCTTGTTTAGTGGCTTTTCTATCTTGAGTAGCATCTACCTCAATATCGGTAACAGCTACGTACCCCCCGTTAACCTCTTTATATACTAAAAAAGCAGTTTCTACCTTTTTCTCACTCATACAGTCCTTGCTCTTGATATGCCTTCTTTTGGTTATACATTTTTACAGGGCAGAAGTCACATAGGTATATCTTGCTTTTAGATTTACTTAAACCCGCGGCTTCACGTTCTTTATCTGTTCCTGGTTTTAATATCTTACGGTCAATTTTATAATCTGAGCATTGACCTTTTGGTTTATTATGAAGCCCCCAACATTTCATTGCGTCAGATGAAAACGTATCTTTAAGGTCATAGAACCCTGTACCAAATACGTCTAGTCCAGATGAACCTTTACCTTCAATTATTTGCGCTTTAATCTGCGCCACAATAGATTCTTTAACCTTTGGGGTCATCCAGTAAGCCCAATTAACATCTGTTAGTAGTCCGTAGCAACCCTTACGTTCGTGCGGGGCATTGGCTTCTTTAAGAAATGAGTTTTCAGTTTGTTCATACTTTCCCTCACCAAGGTACTTACCGCTTTTATCGTAAGGGATTTCTTCAATGCTTTTGCAAGTATAGCAAATAAGCAAAAGGATATATTCTTGCTCTAAGGTCTCTGACATGAGCAGAAGCCTACCACATCACTATATAGATTTGTTCTTTCTAGCTAAATTTTCAAGATTTCTAGCCTTTTGAACGTGAGACTCAACCTTAGATGTAGATGTTGTAGTTGGTCTCTTAGGTGCTTGCTTAGTTGTTTTAAGAGTTCTCATTGGTTTAGCGGCTACTGCCTTAGCGGCGGGGCTTGACTCAGTTTTTTTCTGACCCACTCCAGCGTCTTTTCTAATAAAGGAAAATTGACCGCCTGAACCGATTGAAATATTAGTCATGGTCTCGCTTTTGCCCTTCATGGCAGCTACATGTTCTGGGTTAGTTCTGTCAAACTTTGCTGTCTCACGGCCTACTGACTCAGACATTTGATCTCTTTTCTGCTCTACGGGCTAAAGCTGCAGGACTGTATCCACCTACAGTTTTACCTTTTTTAACATTAGTCTTAGGGTTTTTCTTTACCGCTTTACCGTTTGGACGATTTGCGCCAGACATTACCTTTGCTGGAGCTGGAGTAGATTTGTTTTTACCTTTAGCCATTGTATTCTCCCTAAATATGTATTGTTAATACTACCCTAAAAAATGCTTTGTTATCGCTGTAATGGCCAATAATGACCAAATAATATTAAAATATATAATTGTAGGCAGGGTTTTAATGGTAGATGTAAGAATCAAAGACAAACTAGAGATTAAAGCAAATATATACAGCCACCACCATTGTTTACCTAGTAAAAGGCCAGGAATTATAATTAGTAATTTAGTAGAAAAAGCAAAAAATTCAATTGTATTTACCGTACTCCAGTAAGATTTTTGGAAAAGTCGCCCAAGTACGGTACGTATTTCTTTACTCTTCATTGTATATATTTTCCTTTAAATACTGGTAATGAGTAGGTGCTTTGTCTATTGCTTCTTTCCACATTTGTCGTTTTTTTGCTCTCATTTCAAAATATGGGGTTAAATCCTTGTACATGTTTTTATCTCTATAAAAACTAATCTGATTTAATTTAGATGGAGTAAGGGTAGTGTAACCTAAACCAACAGCAATGCAAGCGTCACGCTCTAAAATAAATCCGTTGCCTTTGTCACCCCATATTTGAGCTGAAATAGCAAAATGTTCATCTGGGTAATTGCGCTCACTTGTTATATTTTTCCAATAAGGCGTGTCATCTCTTTGGGAAAGTTGAAAGTGTAAAGCAACAAAAATAGACTGTAAGTACACTTTATTTACATTATTTTTATTAAACGCTTCTATATCCCATTTAGTTACTATTTCTCTATTTTGAAGTGTGCTAATTAAGTCCATAGCAAATAAATGTATAAATAATAATCCAGTGCTCTCTAGTGGCTCTAAAAATGCGGCTGATAGACCTATAGCACACACATTTTTTACCCAAAATCTATTGTAATAACCATTTTTAATATCAATTTTTTTAAAATTAACTTTTTCAGATCTATGCGGGTCATGGCAAACCATAGTGTCAGAGTTTAAATGATTTTTAAACTCTTGTAACGCCGTATCGTCATCAACAAACTCATTGCTATATACATAACCAGTACCTATACGGTTCCATAATGGGGTATTCCAAACCCATCCATTTTTATCTCCAGTGCAATCTGTGTATGTTCTTAGTTCTTTTTCTTTATCTGTATAAGGTACCTGCGCAGCCCAAGCTTTATTATTTGGCAAAATGTCGTTAGTTGAATGAAACGGTTCCTTTAAATAACCACCCAATAATAAACTCTTAAACCCAGTGCAATCAATAAATAAATCCCCAAAAATCTCTGTTCCATCCTGTAGTACGACAGAAGTAATTCCCTCTTCACTACCATTAATTCGTCCTACTGTTCCAATAATTCGTTTAACCCCACGAGGAACTGCATACTTAGTAGCTAACCAATCAGCAAACAAAGATGCATCAAATTGGTATACCGCATCTTTTTCTGGTCTAAAGTATGGATAAAATGGCCCAGGCCTATCCATAACGATCTTATTAGTATTAAAACAACCTGCTGATGGGTAGTAGTACTCAACGTAATCTGAATCAGAAAGTGTTGGGTCCGCAGCCCTTCTAAAATGCCAATCATTTAAACCAAAATGTGTAGAGGTTTTATCTGGTGTACCAAAGGGGTAAAAAAACGTTGGTGACTTTGGTAGTTTAAAGTTTGTAAATCCAATAGCTAATTTATAAGCAGCATTTGTATGCTTCATAAATTCTTTATAATCAATATCTAAATAGTTTAACCAAGAAGTAAATTCAGATACTGTACTTTCTCCTACCCCAACAGTAGGCACATCTGAACTTTCAATAAGGGTAATATCTTTATTTGGAAATGCTTTTATAAAAGTTGCTGCTGTCATCCATCCAGCAGAACCGCCACCAACAATTACAACTTTTTCGATTTTATACGACATTTGTAGACCGATCTATTTAGGAATAATTTAAATATTATTTTGCTGAATTAATCTTAACTGTTGCGTCCTTAGGAAATGCTCGGTTACCGCTCTTGTTTAAACGGTCTGACTTATCAGAATTTTCTTTAGCAATACGGCCAGACTTTACGCCTTCTGCAATCTCTGCGCTTGCTCTATTAAATATCTTTTGATCAAAGTGTGGAAGACCTGTTGCTTCTTTTCTAACCTTTACGTTTCCCTTACCAATACCAGACTCATAGGCTTTAGTGTTTGATGGGTTAAAAAAACGATCGCTATCCATTTTAGTAATAAATTGTTGTTCGCTAGGGATCATTACATACCCCTCGATTCTTTTTCGTGTTCTGCTTGTGCAGCACGGTAATCGTCTATTTCTTCTGCGTACTTTCCAAATAACTTAGACTTATGTTCGTCTAGGTCTTCTGGTGTATATTGGTTTGGCGCCCATGTTAATGGCTCAGGTTTATTTAATACAACCTTAGACATGCGGTTGGTGTCGTGTGATTTGTCCTTAGACATTAGTTGCCTGCTGGGTTTACTTTGGCTTGCTCTTCTGAATTAATAAAACCATAGTTCATGTATGGGTGCAAGCCTGAACGGTTTTTAACTACTAACTCATCACCTTGTGCTGGTGCGACTGTAGTATTTGGACGACGCTTACGGTATTTACCATCGGTTGCGCCTTCTAATAGTTCTGAGTTCTCTGAACGTGCTTTGCGAACTGTCATGCCATTCGGCCTTTCACTCGTGAATATTGCGACTTCCGTGTGCAGGAAGGGCAAACCTTCTGGTTAAGTAATGATTGTACTGGATCAATACGCATTCCGCACTTAGTACAAGCATTATCTCCATTATATTGGGTAGTATTTAATTCTTTTTGGGTGCTAAGTGCCACATCTTCAGCCCCAGCCATGCCTTCGCCTGTGCTATCAGTGAATAAACCTGGGTCGTTTTTCATTAGTAATCACCCATTTCTGCATCAGCAGCTTGTGTTTGAGCGTGGTCTGCAGATAAGTCCCTATTGTAAACGCTGTAGGGGTCTTCTTCAATTTGACGTTCGCGTTCTTTTCTAGATGGGTCTGTTTCATAATTAAAATCTTTGTTATTGCGTCCCATTTTATACCTGTCCTAACGTATTTCGACTAGATGATTGAGTTGTGTTAGGGGTCTGACTGAAATCAGACTCTACACGTTGCTGTCCGCGACGCGGCATATCAATTATATCCTCAACGCTAATTTCGTCCTCGGTATAACCGTATTTTTCAGGGAAAGCTTGGATTTGTGGAAGTGGGGGTCTTACATATTCTCTAATTTCAGATGGACTCATGCGCCATGCGGCTAATGATTGACTTAATAATCTTTCTTGATTGCTTGCAAATGGGCCAATATACTCTTGAGGAGGATAGGCTGCTTGCTCTGGTGCTATATAAGCTGGCTCACTTCTATCTTTATCCCATGGCTTATGACCATAGACGCCATCTGCAAATTTACCTGACATTACTCACCGTCCCTATGCTTGTACTCAAAAGGTATTTTATAGCTTGGAACAGGGGTTTTAATCCCTCTAGTTCTGCTGGCTTGATTGACAACATTTTTTCTTTTATTTTTATTTCCGTAATTTGAGTTTAATTCTATGGCTTCGTCAAAACTTACTTTTCTGTTTACAACCGCCTCATGTGTATCAAGCATTGAAGGAGGTTTTCCAGTGGTTTTGCGTTCAATTTTTTGGGCCCTAAATTCAGATATGGGTCTGTTGTTATATCTTTTATTAGGATCATATTTGGGGTTTAAATCTTTTGCTTGTTCTAAATCTATGTGTCCTTCTTTATATGCAGCATGAACTAAAGGTTGCTCAGGTGTTTTGTGGGGTTTTACGCCCCTTTTAACACCAAAACCTGCTGCCTTAATATCGGAATCTAACTTATTTAAATCTACTTTTCTATTTGGATGTCTAGAAGTATCTTGAGTTGACATTATTTCCAGCTTGGTCTCATACGAGCCATTTGATCTACACGTCTTTTATCTAATGACATTGGAGATGTACTTCTCATATTAGCTTTGCCATCGTTAGGTAAGTGTGGAGCTGGTGCAACGCTTGCATCTTCTACATATCTTTTAGACATATATACATTACCTTTTTTAGAAGCTTTCATTTGTCGTGCAATACCGCGGTAGTTTTCTAAACCTTCTGGATAATAATAATCTGATGCATCAATTCGTTCGCCTCTGTGGACACCACGTTGGTATGAACGTTGTCCAATGCGAACTTTTAAACTATTTAATACTTTTTCCGATGTACTGTTAGGACGACCACGATCATCTCTACGAGTACGTATAGTACCTAAATAGCCATCAGGGTATTCCGCTTGTGGTGCACGACCGACACCCAAGCGAAGGAAGTCAAGCTCAGAACGAGCAACAGGAACTCCACCACCACCATATGTAGTATTAGTACCATACATTCCCCCAGCACCGAGGTTTTGTATATTTTGATGGCTATTAGGCATACACCTAGTTTATGCGGTTTTCTCCTGAAAGAACTGCTAAATCTCTGCGTGGATCATACTCAGAACCAACTACTAATGAAACAATACCTGTTGGGGACTCTAATCCAGATTTATCTCTGAACCATGCGCTTCCGCCATCCATAGCAGGAACTTGTAGCCATAAACGTGGACCAATTTGATTTGCGCGGAAGTGATGAAAGTGTCCAGTAATTAAAACATCAGCGGAACCTACTGCAGTTCTACCTGTTGCTTGACCGTGTAACCATTTACCCATATCTTTGGCTTGATGTCCATGCGCTAAACCTAAAGTAGTTCCACCTAAGTCAAGGGCTAATGTTTGATTGTCTGGTTTTGGATACATAAACTTAACGTGTAATAACGCAGGATTTTCTGCGCAAGCATCTTGAACAGCAGAGGCTACTTCAATTTGCCATGAGTCAATTGGATCTGTCATAAGCATTCTGTGTGTGTCATCGTGGTTTCCTGGCACTACTGGAATTATTAATTCTTTACACAGTGGGGCAAATGCTTTAATCCAAGCCATAAGAACACGACGGCCTATTCGTACTTGTTGAGTTACCCCAAGGTCACTTCGACCTAATACTTTGCCATTCTGGCTAGTGCTACCTTCAATACAATCTCCTAGTTGTGGTAGGACAACAGTTCCTATAGGCCTACCAGATTTAAGTAGTTCTTTATGCCGCTCTACTGCTGCGTTTAGACCATCAAGGACTCTTCGTACAGTTTCTTCTGTGCCTCCACCAGCATCTTTTCCATACTGTGTATCACCAATAGCATAGATAGCGTATAGCGGACCAGTAATAGTAGAAGACTTTGGCTTAAAAGAATTAATTTCTTTAACAAGGGCGTCATAGTCTGTGTCTTGCCCTGCTATGCGTCCTATAGGTTTTACATTTACTTTTGCTGCCTCTAACCATTCGCCGTCATATCTTTGCCAACGGCTTTTACGAATACTTATTACAGCCCAAGCGTTTGGATCTAAATCAAAATCTTTAAATAATTCTACCGCGTCTGGTAATTCGCCAGCGACTCTAGGTGTTGAAATAAAATAACCACCATCAGGGCCTACATCTAATCGCGCCCTATATTCTGGTGGTGTATTTGTTTTTTTAATCTCTGACTCAATGCCATTTAGTTCTGCATTAATGAGTGCCTTTTTAAGTATGTTTAATGGGTCTGACATGCGCAATAGCCTCTCAAATGGGATCTAAATGCAGTTAGTTTAAACGGCAGTGGTGCTTCATTGCTTAATTCAGCATATAATTTAGCAATTACTACTGTTTTACTATTTTCTTTTATTGCAGTAAATGCGTCTTGTGTTTTTTTATCTAATGAGTCTATCCATAGACCAGTTTTACACGCACTACTAGTACCAGCTAAGTACTTGTTTAATATATCAATCATGTTCTCTCCTTGTCGCATCGTGATGAGACGGCGATAAGACTAGCACACTTTTATAACGTTTGAGCAAATAAAAAACCCCGCCATTTCTGACGGGGCAATTTTTATTTAATTGTTACTCAGCCATACCTGCGCTGAAATTAGGACGAGAGCGGTTAACAGACGCAGGAATAATGCGACCGTTACCTTGAGTTGCGCCAGCTTCTGGTGCCTCTGTCTTTTGAAACTTAACTTTAACTCCATAACGAGCTCCGCCAGTTGCCTTTACTTTTGTGCGTGATGGTTTAGCCATCTTAGTTGGGTCGCCAGCTTGAGCGCCCTTCTTTTTCATAAGTTTAGTGTTTTTTGACGGCTCTGCGGATGCATTCTTAAATCCACGGGCAGCGCTTGTTTCCATTGTAGGAAATTTACTCTTTGATGTTTCTGACATAGTTTTTCCTTTGGCCTAAGGGTTTTAATAACTGTACAATAGTATTTAAATAAATACAGGGTTAATTTGCAATAACAGAAAATACTATTGCACTAATGGTTCCATCATGGCTTTCAATACTTGCAAAACCAGGAACACAGACTAGATCTAGGCCTCTTGGTGCTGTATAGCCTCTAGCTATTGCAATAGCCTTTACAGCTTGATTTACGGCTCCTGCGCCTACGGCACGTACTTTACAATTTTTTGACTCATATATTGAGTGAGCAATAGCTGATGCTACTGCTTGTGGGTTTGACCCTGCGCTTACACGCAATACGTTTTCTTCTGTTTTATCTGTCTTATCTATTTGCTCGGACATGTATACCTCGGTTTACGATTAGTGGATCCCCGTGGGGTAAATTATGACAATTAAAGTAGTGTTGGTCTGTCTAAAGGAGTAGGAGCCTTAGCGTACGACCCGCAGGACGCGCACTCCATGTCTAAGAAATACGAGGATATCTCATAGTCGTCAAAAGAGGCCTTTACTAACCATACAAATGACCCACAGTCACAAAGATGTCTTATTTCATCCTCATGCGCCATAGTGCCTGTGTAATCAGGCTTGAGGGCCCGTATTGGATTCACTCTTTAGCTTTTCGATAAGGGCTCTATTTTCTTTGATTTGCTCTTCTATTTTTTCTATTTCTTCTGGTGATAATTTATCTTTAGCGTTTTCATATATGCGTAAACCAGCCTCAAAGTTAGCCTCGAACACAGCAAGTTGTATAGCCCTGCGCTCTGCTACAAACTCTTTAGCCTCTGCAATTCGTTGTTCTTTCTTATCTTGTTTATTACTCATTGACCGCCCCATCCTCCGCCTTTAAATTGAACTGCTGGTGGTGTATAAACTTTAATCATAAATTCTCCACACTTTTCGCAAGATGGACGATTAGTAGAATCAAACGCAAAATGCATTTCTACTGTGCTATCACAAGGCAAACATGTAAAATCATACTTAGGCATTACCGCTCCCTAAACTTTGGGTCTTTAACTTTTTGACATATCTCTTTTTCATAGGCAAGCTTACTATATCCAGAGGCTAATCTTGCCAATGCGTAAGAGTCTGCTGCGTTATCATCTGAGAACTCTACACCCCACTTTTTATAAACGTGTAATACCATTTGACTCTTAGGGATACCTTGCCCTTTACCAGTTACATATTTTTTTAACGTAGTTGGTGGAATTATTAGTGGATACTTTGCTATACCGTAAACAGAATTAAAAAATTCTAATTTAACCATACCACCTAATTCACCTAACATATTAGCCATTTGAGACCCAAAAGCGTAACCTTCTATAGCAGCGTCTTTAACTTCTAAAAAAGCTATATAGTCATGTAAAAATCTTTTTAAATCATTTAAACGCTCTACGCCCCTAAACTCGCTGCTCCTAACAACGGTAAAATATTTATTTCCTGATAATAAAGTTATAGCAAACCCTGAATAAGATTGATCTACTCCAATAAAAACATGATCGGTAGTGTGCGGATCTAGACCACCATCAAATATCTTAATGGGCATACGCCATCCTTGTTTTTATAAGGGCTTTAAGGTCCTCTAGGGTACCACCGTTTACAATTGTTTGATCTACTGGCGCATTAATTACATCTGTCTCTGATATGTGTGCGTTAGCTGGCCCTACTCCTGGGCGTTCTACTCTCCATAATCTACCGCCGTAAAAAGATAATTCTTGTGCTTCATTCTTAAACCTAACATCTGTTATTACATATCTTTCACCTGGAAGTACGTTATCAAACACGCCGTCTATCCATACGCGTGGACCTAAAAGTTTTCTGCCTGTTATACCAACGTCTTGTAACATCTTTCTAACCTCTGGGTAGCGTACCTTTACTGAGTCCCAACCGCTAGATCGTATAAGAAAGTTTAATTTAAACCCATCGGAAAGAGTTGGGTTTACTGCTAATAATAATTCTCTGATATTGTCTGCAAATGCTAATCTTGTATAACCGTATTCATTTACAAGAACCTCTGCGACACTATCTTTACCAGACTGGGCGTAACCAGATAAACCAATAATGTCGAAATTCATTAGAACCTTGCACGCAAAGCAGATGTACGACGAGTCAACTCACGGCTTGTCAATTGGTAGTTACGTTCTAAGTTTTCTAGTGCGGTATGTAATAGTTTTTTATACGCAGTGGCATACATTTTATCTTTACCAAGTTGTACTAATTCATCATCTGTAAGCACGGCGGCCTTCAGCATTGTTGACTTTTCTGTAGACTTGCCAGAGGTCTTACTTAATAGTGCTTTAGCTTCTGCTATGTCATATTGATTTTGTACTTCTAATTCAGATATCTCAGCGCAGGCTACCTGTGTACGCATGAAGTTATAGTTCTCCATGTACTTGCTGGCTAGGATCATTAACTCTTGGTCATCAACCATTGTGATATCCCGAGGGAAAGACGGGATATCCATATCTAATGACCGAAGGACGGGCATACCTTGTCCTTCTAGTATCTTTATAATAGTTTCACTAAGACCGCTTGTAATTATGTTAGTCATTATAACTCCTACATCTGTCGCATCCATTTGCTTGTATATTACACACTGGTGGTATCTTAGCCTTAACTGCTTCACAAATCATATTTGCTGCTTCGAACAGATGTTTAATGTCAAAGTCGCTCTTGTGGACTACAAACTCTTTAATCTTTTGATTAGATTTTGACTCATAAATAATAACAGCCTCTTGAGGAACGTTAGGGTAACCAATTAATTCTGCTAGTTTCATATAGATCTGTACCTGAGTAATATGTTTCATAAATGGGCCGTCAATAGCATCCCATGTTTTATCAAAGTCATAGTTGTTATCCGCTAGTAACCCTGGCGCTTCATACCGTAGAGTTCCCACGCCAATAGATTTAATCTCAAGCATTAGTGGCTCACCTAAGTCTAATAACCAACCGTCTGAGTGACCAAATATCTTTAATGGTTCATAGTACAAAGGAACTTCTCTGTATTCTAGAGGACCATCATGGCATTCTGCGCCACCCCAAAACATCTCTCCACATTCTTGACAATACCATTTACCATAAAGTTTACCCATTTGTTGAAACCACTTTTGCCACTTTGCGTGGATGTAATGGCCTTCCTCAAATACAGAGAATAAGTTTAAAGACATCTTTCTATTTGAGACAGGTGTCTCACCTAGTAGATGAAAGTAAGATGCACGGTAACACCAATCTTTTCCTGCCATGTCTGATGGGTGTAGAACATCTGTTCGTCTATCTTTTTCTTTTGGTTTACTTAATAAGAACCGCTCTACTGAGCCAATAACTCTAGTTTCTTTTTTAGCCACGTCTAAAAACTGTTTCATATTGCCTGATGGTTTGTACTTCATGAAGGTAACTTATCATAAGTTTTTCATGTTAATCCACTCTGAAAATGATATACCAGCGCGTGTTGCTTTACGTTTAAACGCACTACGCTCACGGTGACTCATGCCGCCCCATATTCCATGTTGTTCATCCATTTTATCTGCATACAATAAACATTCTTTACGCACTGGGCACTCAGGTAGCCCATCTTTTCCATAGCAAACCGCTTTAGATATTGCTGCTATATCTTTGTATTGCGTTTTATCTCTTGGTGGGTACCATAACTCTGTATCCATGCCGCGGCATTTAGCTTTGTAGCGCCAACCTTCTACGGCACTTGCATCGTCTTCGTACAATTACACTCCTGAAGATTTTGGCGAAGTTCCAAAAAATCATCTTCAGTTAACATTACATAATTTTCATTGTTAAGGCTGAAGCCGAGGACGGGTGTCCGATTGTCAAGAATTGCTTCTTTAACAATCTTTTCTAAAACCGTCGCTTTGACGGTAAAAGAAGCTTTGCCAGTCCACTTGTGTTCTATTAACAAGTCTTTAGATCTGACATCACCTTTGCGACCCCAAAAAGCTCCGCTTCCAGCGCTACGCTGTCCGCCAATCTTTTTAGCTAATCGCACCTCGTGCTTCTTAGACTCTTTTTGGCCCTTACTCTTCATACGCAAATTTAGATCCTGCTTTAATAGAATCTAATACGTCGCGTTCAAGGGCTTCTTTTAAGTCAATCTCTTCCCGTATTGAGACAAGCATAGCATCTGAGCCTTGCCATTGTCTATCCGCATAACGGTAGTAGGCACCTGCCCTAATAATAACTTTGTTTAATATGCCAATAGATACAACTTCTTTAGCAAAATCAAACTCTCCAGCAGGTATATCTCCACCTGATGAAAAGTAAAAGTCTACTAATGCAGTTTGGGCTGGTGGGGCTGACTTATTCTTTAAGACACGAACCTTAATTGTCTGTCCTATGCGTCGTTTTTCTTGGCCAGTTCCTGCTTCAATCCATTCATCTCTACGAACTTCCATTCGAGTAAAAAAAGCATAATCTTTTCCTAATCCACCTGGAGTTGTTCTTGGGTCTCCATACATAACACCAATCTTTGATCTCCATTGATTAATAATAAGACCAATAAATGGACGCTCTGTATCTATTAATGACCTCTTAGATGCTTTGCCAACCTTGCGAAAGAATTTATTAGTTAGTAAGGCGCTACGGCCTACTGTTGATTCTTCCATTTCTTTATCATCTTCCGATGAAGGAACCAAGGCAGGGAGAGAATCAAGGATAATACAATCAATCGCTTTACTTTCTGTAATCTTGATGACGGCTTCATAAGCCTCCTCCATAATGTTTGTAGATATCACGTAAACTCTAGACGGGTCTACTCCACACATTTCAGCGTATCCAGGAACCCATTGTTCTGCTGCTACCCATACTGTTGTAAAGTTTGGATCGCGTTTTTGATTAGCAGAAATTGTTTTAAGAGCTAATGCAGTTTTACCATTACTAGCCTCACCAATAATTTCATGCCATTGATTAACAGGCCAACCGCCACCTAATGCAATATCAATGGCAATAGAACCTGTAGTTATTCTAGCCATAACATCATCTCTGATGTCTGAGCCTAATACAATTGTATCATCGCCCATCTTTTTATTTATTGCACTAAATACCTTTGCTAGTTCGCCTGTTATTGCCATTAAATATGTCCAATGATTGTTTGTGGGTTAAAGTTGTTTTGTGTGTTTATTTGTTTTGCTGGCTCAACTGGGCCAGAAGCAGTATTTGGGTTTCTGATACCTGGGGTACCAGTCCCAGATTGTTGAATAGGATAACCACAGTCATAGCATCGTGGCCTAGATTCCATAGAACCTACATAATTTACGCTACTACAATTAGGGCAACGTGGCGTAAAGGCTACGGCTTGTTGACTAGGTGCGTACAAAGGTTGTTGTTGCATAGGTTGTTGCATAGGTTGTTGTACATATTGCTGTACAGGTTGTTGTTTAGGGGTAGGTACTCCCATTTTTTTAGACCACCAGTCATTGCTCATCTAAGTCCTCCATAGGTCTCATGTCAGATGTTATACCATTTGGTAAAATTATGCCAAGATCAACCGCAGATGAAAAAGCACCAATTAAAGTAGATACAGCAAGCGTTTTATAAACTTTTTGCATAATAATTAAATCTTGTTCCGTTGCGTCCTCAGACTCTTTAATTTGAATAGCGGCTAACACATTAGAACTTATATCCGCCATTGCGTCTAAAAATGGCATTAAAAACTCTATAGACTCTAATCTTAAATCGCTATCTTCTCTTTCTTTAGCGTCGCCTTCTTCACTAATTGGGCTTAATCCAATTAATTCAGCAGCAGCGTTTTCTTCGTACAAAGAAGTATCGTATAAATACCACCTAACCAGTGTAGTTAATGGAATGTCTTCTATGCTAGAAGAAAAATTAACTGTTTCAAATATGTCTTCTGAGTTTCTATTAAAAAATTTATCAAACCAACTCATTTTGCTTCACCCCACCGCTGTACTACAGTTATATCTGCGATTAAAGGTAGGTCTATTAAATGTATATCTTCCATTGCGCTACGAATAGCGTCTCGGGTTTTATCTACTAAATTATCTGGCGTCAAAGTAACTAGTTCATCATGCACCGTAAGAATTAATTTAGCTTCTTTTGGAATCATGCTGTGCGCCCTGACCATTGCTGTTTTAATAATGTCAGCAGCAGAACCTTGTATACGGGTGTTAAAAGCTTGACGCTCAGAACCAGATCTAAACGCTGTATTCCTTGAGTTAATATCTGGTAAGTACCGTTTACGATTTAATATAGTAGTTACATAACCTTTGTTCCGCGCCACGCCAATAACTAATGAACGATATTTGTTTACTGATGCAAACTTTTCTGAGAAATCATTTAATAATTGTTTAGATTCTTGCAAGGTGCAACCGATTTGTCTTGCTATTTTATCTGGCCCTACTCCATAAGCCATAGCTAATACTAATACCTTACCTGCCTTGCGGTCTACTCCCATAGTTTTTCCTACAGTTGTATAGATGTCTTCACCGTTTAGATAGTTGTTCATCATAATAGGATCTTTAGACATAGAAGCAATAATACGAGGCTCTATCTGACTATAGTCCGCAACAATTAATTTATACCCCTCTGGGGCAACAAATAAATTACGAATTGCTCTGCCATGTTCTGTGTGTGGAGCAGGAACATTTTGTAAGTTGGGATTACGACTAGAAAATCTACCAGTTTCGGCTCCCCATTGAATAAAATCACCGTATAGTTTACCGTTAACAAGCATACTTTCTTTATCTTCAATTTTTGATTTTCCATTAGTAGTTTTTACTATTTCTCCACCAAGGTAAGGAATTACATAAGTTCCTAATAATTTATTTAAATCAGCATATTTAAGCAAAGCGTCTATTAATTCATCTTTTTCTTTAAATTCTTCAAGGGTATCGGCAGCAACTGAATAATCTTTGTAAGTAATTTGATCTGGTTCTTTTTTAGACCCTTTGCCAGTTAATATTTTTGGCTTTAAGCCTCGGCATCCTTCTTCTAAGGGGCCGTAAAGAACATATTGTTTTTCAGCGTTTGAATTAATGTTAAACACACGTCCAGCAATTTTATAAATATCTGACCTAGCTTGTTCAATTTCTATAGTCAATTTCTCATAAAGTATTTGTAATTGATTAGTGTCTATGAAAGCCCCTTCTAATTTCATATAACAAAGAACTTTTAGTACATCCATCTCTAATACCATAACTTTTTCAACGTTAGCTGCTTTAATTTTTTCAATTAAAATCTTCCATAATAAAAACGTGTACTTAGCGTCTAGATAAGAATACTTAGCAACATCGCTAAAGGCGTAGATCTCAACCATATGACCAATACCTTTTTCCATGCTATACCCAAGCTCACGCCCTAAACAATCATCAAGGCCAAGCTTGCCTTTATTTTTATTATCATAAAGGAAAGAAGCCATTAAAGTATCAAAATAAGGTCCTTCTGGGATTTTATTTCCGTAATATTTTGCTACAGAACTAAGATCAAATGCTAAATTGTGGCCAATAGTTAAAATTGTTTTATTAAATAGTAAAGGCTCAAGTGTTTTAAATACCTCTGCTGGAAATAGTTGTTCAGGTGCTGGGCCAAACACTTTAATTGCTTTCTTTTTACTCCTTGAATAATCTAATGTTCTAGGTGGTAATCCAGCCTCAGCACGTTTTTCTCCTTGGCCTGTTAAAGGAAAAGACTCTGAAACAAATTCACCATGGGGGTGTCCCATAGGTATTACATCTCCACGGCCGTGTGTAGCAAAACTAATCCAAAGAACCTCATTAACCGCGGGTATTACTCTTTTATTTCCTACAGTCTCTACGTCAAATGAAAAAGCGTCTTGTTTTAAATAATAAGCAACCATCTCTGTTAATTGCTGCTTAGTAGTAATAATATTCAAATTAAATCCCCTTAAAACGCTGAAAGGTTAAGCACAAGGGGGTAGTGTTTAACCTTTCAGCAACCTAGTTATTTATAGAAGAGAGTTTGCTACTGTTTCTAATTCTGCCCATGTTGGCTCTTTAATAGCAGACTTATCAAATGGTTTCATGTCTGCAATAAGTTTTTCAACCTCATCTGAATTAATATTCCAGTCTTCCATTAAATCACGTGGCTTAACTGAATTAATATGGTAAACAGTTGTTTGCATTTTACCTGTACGAGAAATTGCCCAATAATTTTTTGTTAGAGGCCCTTGTGGAGAAAAGTGAGCAGCATGTAAAGATTTAAAAAGTCTACTGCTAGCAATTAACATTTGTCGTTGTGGCCCGCCTGCAGCACTTAAATTAGCAATAGAAAATGCTTTTTTATCTTCTGGTCGACTACCAAGTTTTGTGCATAATGGATCGTTAGCGCCAAGTGAAACGTAAGAACGTTTACCTGTTGTTTTTTGTTGAAGAAAATGTTGTTTGTAAATAGCAAACGGACCATTTTGGTCAAGAAACTTAATAATTTGAAATTCTCCCTCATTGAATTTAAATTCAACTGGAAAATCTCCTGCAGATACTGTTAATTTTTCTGCTGCGTCCCAACCAGACTGGACTGCAGTAGATGATGATTGAACTGGTCTTTCAGTAATTGATGTGTTTGTCATTGCGAACTCATCTTGTTCAGGTGAGATTTCGTCTGTTCTATTTATAGCCATATTTCTCCTAGTTTATTTTGGTTTCGGTTGCTCGGATTTGACCCCAAGCCTCAGCAATCTCATTACTAAGTTGCTGGTGTAATCCCCACTCTATACGCTTTATATATAAAAGTCCAGCCCCATCAAATAACTCAATAAGTTTTTCTATCATGGCTTTAGAATATAATCTACGTCCTTGATGGTCTTCCCCCTTGTTATTTTTTGTAGTAGGAAGTCTATAAGGTGAGGCTGGAATATATCCTTCTTTAATCCACGTACGAATAGTTATTACGGGTCGACCTAATGCGTTTGCAAGTGCGCCTATTGTAAACATCTCAACATCTGTTCCGTTAGGAAGAGTTTTTTTATAAAACTTACTAGCCCACTCTTTGCCAGGAATTATCTCTGGTTTCTTTGGTTCTGGTTTTTTACGTTTCCGTTTACTCCCTGGGTAGTATTCTTCCAAGTCAGCAAACGTGGAGTCTATAAAGTCTTCAGCCATTAATCAGAGTCTTGTATATCCACCAAAAAAGCATAAGAAACTTTGGCTGGAAACATTGCATCAATATCGGCTTCAGTTAATTTTTCTTCGTAAAAAGCAGACATAATTGCTGCTTCGTCTAAAGTAGGAATCATCTTTATGCACTCATTTTTAATTCCATTTTTAATAAGAATTTCTTCAGCAACGTTAAGGTCTAAAGTCTTACTTACTCTTTTCTGACGTGTAAGTTTTATTTCACCTTTAATGGAGTCAACCACAGTTAAAGTAATATGGCCTCTGTCATTTTCTTCTCCGTTTGATTCAACAACGGAAGATAGTCTTTCTTTTAATTCTGTTTGGCGCTTGGATAATAAAGCAATCTCATCTTTTAAACTAAGGTATTGTCTTACGGTACTACTTAAATTGATTTCCACATTGTCCCCTTACAGTTAGGGAAAAACTTAATGGGTTATTGACTAATTGTCAACTGGGGCGTGAATATAAGACTCAAGAGAGTTTATAATTACGCTAGTGACTGTTACCTGTTCTTTAGCAGCTTTTTTTTGAACAGAAATCCATAGGTCATCGGGTACTCGAATAGTGCGAGTTGGGGTTTTAGGCGCATTAGGCATTACGCAATTGTAAGGCTATGCAACGTCTTTTGTAGGATATATACTTAAATATTTACCGCATTTTTGACAAATAACATACGTATTTCTTGTAAAAGGGCATGAAGAAATCTCATGAGATTTATGCCTACAGGCCCATAACCTAATTAAATTAATTATTTTATACATTTGACCCCAATAAAAATTGCTTTAAGCTGTTAACGTTCATACTAATTCCTCCATTTTCATTAATGCCTTCTCCGTCTATAACAGCATTCGCTAGTGCGTTCTTTTGTTGAAGCGCTTCATATTGACGCTCTTCAATAGAGCCAGCAATAATCAAATCTTGAATAACAATCGACGGCCATTGTGATGAGGCTCTTTTTATTCTTCCATTTCTTTGAACCGCCGAGCCTGACGACCACGGGAGGTCATAGTTGATAAGTAAGTTAGCTGCTGGAAGGTCCACGCCGTAGCCACCCGCATCACTACTAATGAGCACACGAATAGAAAAATCTGTATTAAATGCAACTTTGTTCTCCTCTTTTGTTTGAGCATCTAGTTTGCCTGAGTATAGTCTACATATAGTTGGTCCAAGTTCATTAGAGATCATGTCTAACATGTCGACGTAGGTAGCAAAAATAACTACTTTGTTAGCCTCGTCTTGGTCTAAAAACTCTTTTACATATTGTACTAAATAGTCAAGTTTTTGAGAATTTGTTACCCCATCTAATAATCCGCTAGTTACTAAATCATACGCAAATGCTGAGCCTGTTCCATTAAGTTGTTGGAATTTTTTTGCACTTGTCTTAAGGAGTTCTGGGTGGGAACATAACATCTTAAGACAACCGATTTTGGACATAATCTTGCCACGCATTTCGTCTTCTGGCCCTCCACGTTTAGATTCAATACCGTAGTGCGCCATAATGTTGAACGACGCGCCAAACATATTTTGTGCCTCATTGAGATCATTTAATAAGCTCTCCTTTATCTTGTCATACAGTTTGGATGTTTTACGGTCAGCCACAATTTTTACTGGATCTTTATGGATTGAGTCGGGTAAGTACGGTGCTACATCTGGATCTTTCTGTGCTTTGCGCACGCAAGAATCTTGTAACTTTTTATGTAAGGTGTGCAAATTTCTATAGTGCTGAACCCCGCCCCAACTATTGCGAACTATAAACGCAGAATCAAAGATGTCAAACCTGCCAAGAACTGTAGGGTCAACAAATTGCATAATACTATAAAGTTCTTCTGGTTTACCATTTTCAATTGGCGTGCCAGTAAGAGCAAATCTAAACGGAGTGTTAATTAATTTTTTAACTGATTTAGATCGTTTAGATCTAAAAGACTTTATTGCTGTTGCTTCGTCAAGGACGACAAATCCTCGTGGGAGTTTTTGGATGTAACTCCAGTCGTTAACAACTTGCTCATAGTTAAGAATGATGTAGTCAATCCCTGACGTTCTCCAGTCACAAGCTTCTTCGTATTGTTTTCTTCTTTTAGTCGGGGTTCCATCCACGACCAAAGTGTTAGAAGTACCATTAGTAAATTTCTCAATCTGATTAGCCCATTGATATTTTAATGAGGATAAACAAATTATAAGCCCTGGTTCTTTAATCTTCTTCTCATCCATTAATCTTTCTAAAGCAGCTATGGTGATAACAGTTTTACCAAGGCCAAGGTCATAGGCTACCAATATAGCCCCTCGTTCACACATACGATCTACTGCCTCTGGTTGGTAAGGGAGGAGTGATCCAGTAAAACTCACCTTAATGCCTTGCTTCCATGAATAATATGTTTAGCGTTCTCTAAACCAAATGTAATCTCTGACAGGCTCATACCACCTACATCTTTTACATCAATGTCTCCGTAGTTAAAGAACCAAGCCTCAATTCCCATAGCCTTACATATAGAAAGAACATCAGATGAAGAGTTCTTGCCAGCGGCGTCATTGTCTAACGCAAATACAATTCTAGAAGCAGATCTAATTAAGTTAAGTTGAGTAGTAGACACTGATGCTCCATAGGTAGATACCCCACCTAAGATACCTAAAGAAGCAAGGCGTACAGTATCTAACGGAGACTCAACAACAATCATGTTTCCACCTAAATATTGGTTGTACCCAAATAAAGCTTTACTTTTAGTTACGCCGACTGGATAGTTATTAAAGTATCTAGTCTTATGGCCTTTTTCTTGCCAACCTAATAGTTTATTAGTGTAAGGGTCTTTAATAGGAATTATCCAAGTTCCTTTTAATCTGTCCCACCGCACATCGTATAACTCTGTTGCTTTAACGGTAAGTCCTCGATCTTTTAGCGCAAACTCTGGAGGAGTTACGTAAGCATCTAACATAGAATCGGTAATGTAAGTTGGAGATTCTACAGGTTCTTTTTTTTGTGTGTTTAGTTTTTCAAATTTAATAATTAAGTCTGAGTCAGCATCAATCCATTTTTTAGCGTCCTCAAAATCAATACCTTGAACATAACTTATTAATGAATACAAACTTCCTTTAAATTGACAAGAAAAACATATATGTGCTCCTGTTTCTGAGTTAATCCACCATGAGGGGTTTCTATCTACATGACCAGTACGTTGTAAATGTGCAGGACAGTAACCTTGAATTTCATCTCCACGTGTAGATACAACCTCAATTCCAAGTTTGAATAACGTGTTTTCCATATTGTCTATTGTCATAAATCTTCTGTTGTTATTTCTCTAAACTGTCCTGTATTCCAATCCCACACTAAAGACACGTCACTAAGACCGCCGTTACGACTTGCAATAACACGCAGTAACCTAGTGTCGTCTACAGCTTCATCTTCGCGCTGTAAACCAAAAATAACATCTGCGTCTTGATGAAAAGAAGAAGAATAACCAATAGAATCCGCTGTAACTTGTCCTTTTTTCATTTTCCAACTTAAAGCTTGTGTAGATATTACTATTGGTTTATTTACTTTTTGAGCTAATCTTTTTAATGAACGAGTAATATTAGTAAGTGCTTGCGGGGTGTTAGCCTCACCCGTTTGCTCGTCAATCATTAAATACGTGCCGTCAATAAAAACAATATCGGGGTTTTTATTTTGAATTTTACTAGCAACACCACTTACGGTTTGGCCCCCTGAGGAATCAACAAACCAAAATTTATCTCTATAATTTGGAAGACTATCTACAATTCTATAATAAGTTTTTTCTTCGTCTGGGGTAAGAGTTCCAGTCATTAATCTTCTATGAGACACCCGAGATCTCATTGCGTAATAACGACTTACTTGCTCTGAGTTACTCATTTCAAATGAGTAAAACATTGGTGTGTGGCCTTGTAGTTGCGCGTTTATAGCAATTTGTAAAGCTAAAGTAGATTTACCAGTTTTTGGGGGAGCAACAATTACAATTAATTGTCCTTTTTGTAAACCAGAAGTTGCAACGTCCATTGTTGGAAATCCTGTTGGAATACCAAGTAAACCAGGATTATTTTTGCGAAATTCATATTGTTCTTTAGCCGTTTTAGCAGCTTGAGTAATTTCTAAATCATTAGTTTGGTTTAGTCCTTCTTCTTCAATTTTAAGAAGACCACGCTCAAGTAAAAGTTTTGCATCTTCGTGGTTTTGCTTTTTGTCTATTGCATCAATTGCCTGACCTAAAGTAGTAATAATTAATGCTTTACGACGCGCAATAACTAAACAATCTAATAAATACTCAATACTGTCTTCTACTTTAATTAATTGATATGTAGGAAAATTTTCTGTAACTACGTCAAGACTTGGTGATTCTTGATATTTAGTAAAATGGTTACGTAAAAAATTAAATACTTTTTTATCGGTAGCATCGGAAAACCAAGACTCATTAATATTTTTTTCTAAAATAACATTAACATTGCGGTTTTCTACTATTTTACTTATTAACTTTGTTTCGTTATTCATAATCTATTGAACTCCAATCCCCAACTTCCGTATCTTAATAGGTTTTTTGGTGCATCTACAACCCCAAGTACTTCTGGTCTGTAAGGTAGTTCAGAAACCAGTTGGCTTATTGAAGAGTAAGAAGTAAAGTATCTAAACGGATTGGTGCCCATATTGTCAAGCATGTCAGTCAATAATGTTAATTTTTCCTCAGACATGTCAAACGACACTGCCTCTAATGTTACTCCTTTATTAATTGTAACCATGTAAAGTCGACTAAGGATATCTCTTTTTAATTTTCTATCTATTTTTGGAACAGGAAATAAATTAAAACGTTTTTTAACGGTAAGCTCAACGTTTAAGAAAACATCTGTTGTTACAAGTATTCTCTTAGGGAGTTCATTACTTATGTCCCCTTTAAGCATTTAAAAAACCTCTATTTTTCCAAACTTTATAATAAACTCCCTAAAGTTTTCGTTGGAACGTTTTGCTTTTGTAGCATCTTCTTGGGTAGCTCTACTTGAAATTTCTAAAGGATAGTTACCATTATTTCCATCTATTCTTGCTTTTACAAATTTAACATGCTTACATGTTTTACGTCCTTTATACCCTGGACATGTACAAAATAAAGTACCAATATCATTAGCAGATACTTCATAAATACCTGGACCAGGCGTATTAGTTTGACTTAAAAATACTTGTACTAATTTAATGTCATTCACACTTGGCCTCATTTGCGCAGGTCTCCTTTTGCGGACGTAATAGGGATATAAGTAAAAGCTTCATTAATAAAACTTTCTGTAGCGTCACCGTATAAGCCTGCCCAATCTTTTTTTTGAACGTTTGTTGTGATGATTGTAGGCAATCCATTGTTAAATCGGGTGCGCAACACGTGATGAAGTACATTTTTTTGCCACCCAGATAAACTGGCGTGTTCTTTGCCAATATCATCTATTATTAAAATACGTATATTGTAAGCGTCGTTTTTGCATTCCCCAAGTATACCTTGATGAATAACCTCTTGATCTTCTGTAGCCCCATCTATAGTGGCGCCTTTTAAGTCTAATACGTCATTAAACGTCATAAAATAACAAGGACGAATTAAAGTTGCTCCTTCTTTTACATCAAAATCCTGTAATAAAAAGTCTGACATAGCAGTTTGAATAACAGAAAGAGCCAATGTTGTTTTACCGTGACCTGGGGTCCCCCAAAACATTAAACCCTTACCGCAAGTTAATTTTCCATTTGCTCTAATAATGTTATTAGACTTAATTAGCTTAAGCCACCCTTTAATATCATTAAGTGCTTGAGGGTCAACCTCAGTACAATCTTCTAATAACCAACCAGTACGAGCATTAGGTATATTTGCCATTTGTACCCAAGAACGCCTGCGAACTTTTAAATCATTAAGTTTAAACATTTCGTAGCCATTCTCGTCCAGATTGAGATTCTTCTTTAATAGTTTCAATTTCGTCTGGCGTAACCATAGTCCGCTTAGCCTCAACCAGCAAGTTACCAAACTGTAATATAAATCTTTTCCAAACAATCTCTGGATCAGTAATTGACTTGTTGTGGTTAATCTGCATAAAGTACAAATCAATCATGACTTTTTCAATGTCACCTGTAGTCCCGTACTCTTTGCGTTTATCTGCTAGTGCGTAAATAAATCTGCTTCGGGTAACTTGCCAAGGTTTAATGTGCATAAGGTTAAAAACTCGCTCAGCAAACTCAAAACCTATATCGGTAGGCGACCATGCTGAAGTATTGTTGGGATTTCTACGCTGCATACGCTGTTCCTTGTGGCGTTTTTCTTTCATCTCAATTTTCTCTTTATGTTTTCTAACCTGATCCTTACGGCGTTCTTCAATAATATCTTCTTCGTAGAAATCCACAGTTCTTCCAATCTGTATAACGTTTGTGAAGTCTTCACTCGGTTCCCGAGTGGATTCGGTTTGCTTTATAGCTAAATTAGCATATATGTTTATATTGCTATTTAGCCTAGATAGCAGTATCGATGTACGGCTTTCCAGGAACTGAAAACCCGTACTTGAAACTCTTAATACCTTAAGGCCTCGCCCATAACTTATTGTTTCTACGTATCCTAATTTACGTAATTCGTTAATAGCGGTTTGTACAGCGTCTCTACCTTCACCTAAAACGGCAGAAAGGCCTTTAGCGGCCCCGTGGTCTGGGTTTAGGGCTAATTCCTCTAGTACCCCTATAGCACGTGCTGTAATCACGCCTTAGGGGCCTTTAAAGACGATTTAGAGGCCTTCTCAACCTCTTCTACGATTGCTTTCGCGACCGCTTTAACAAACGCTTGGACACCGTAATAGAGATCATCTGAGACCTCTTCTTCTTCTTCATATTCTTCTTCATCTTCACTTTCTTCGCTATCTTCTTCACTCTCTTCTTCTTTGGCATTAACAATTTCCTTTATGTTTAATTTTAATTCTTCTTGCTTGGGAATAGTTGGGGTTTCTACTTTAGGGACATCACCCTCAGATTTAATAATATTTAAACCGTCCGTTAAATCGTAAGCTTTAACGTTTAACTCATTGCAGGACCCAATAGCAGTTTGACAATCGGTATCTTCGTCATTCCATAAAATAAATACTGATGACTTTTCTTTTGATATAAATTTAATAGCGGCCTCAATTGGTTTATTTTCTGTAGTAGTACTGGCGCTATCAAGGCCATCAAATTTTGCAGTTTCAGACGCAAAAATAAAAACCTCTTTATTTTTTTCTTTTGCCAATTGTGATGCAAATACTTGACCTTGACTTGGTCTTTCATTAAACGCAAGTACAAGTATTCCATTGTTTCCATTAGCGTAATAATGGTCTTCCATTAGGGCTTCTAAATTTGCACGGCTGGTTTGACCTTTACCAACTACTAGCACATAATATTTGTCCATAAGACCTCCTGTTAGGGGAGGCCTAGACTATCACTAAGTTTTTTATTGTCTAACTGAATTGTTATTTGGGCGAAAATAGGCGAGTCTTTCAACAATAGCCAGTAAAGAACTACCTAAGAAAGCGCACCCTACAGTCTTTAGTATCAAGTCTTTCCAGTCTGTCCACCCTGTTAACAAGGTACCTACTAAAGAAAAAGTTAAAGATAGAGTAGCGTTTACAAATAAAAGGCTAACTATCAAAGATAAAAAAGATATTAACGGCTCAAGTGCAGCTAAAAAGAAAGCAGTAAACATCCCTACAAGTAATATATCAACCATGGAAGAATAGTACTACGTTTGAGGTTGTGCTAGGTACAACGCATAGGTTGTTCCCATTGGCAAAAACTCTTTAAGGTTTTTAGTTAATCTATTTTCTACCGATATACGATTTTTATATAAATGGCTTCTTCCAGCATTAGCTACTCCGCCTTCCCAAAATAGATCTCCTGGTTCATTGCCATTTTCTCCGTCAAAGTAAGGAAGAACAAAAGGGCTTTTTTCAAACAACGCTGAATCTAACTCTATTATATCGCCAACAGCAGCCGACCAATTTATTTGTACGTGCGCGTAAGCAGCTGTAGACGGAGCGGTTCCAGTTACATACCCCCTTGTCCAATTAGAAGTCGCTGTTACTGCAGCGCCAACTGTGGTGCTAATTAAAGTTTTTGACACGTCGTACCAAGATATAGATGCGGTTATTTCTTTAGTTCCCGTTATAGTTTTTCCGTATACACTGAATGTATAAGAAGAGTCTGGATAATAAATTGGCATGTAATCGGCAGACGTTGTGTAAGATTTAACTGCAACCGCGGTCCCAGTAGCTGTTACTTTTAAAGCGTTACCCGCATGATATACAGTGCCAGTAGTAGCAGTTGGCAACACATTAATATTAGTTTTTGCATATGTAAAAGTATTTTGTGTTCTTGCTGTAATCGTGTAAGCTCCATCAAAAGGGGTTCCTACCCCTGAAACAACCACTACTTCATTTATTTGAAATGGGTGTTTAGTTGCTGTTGTTATTATAGCAACATTACTTGTAAGTTCTTTATTAGTAATAGTATATATATCTACGCCTGGTTCTTGACTAAGAACGTCTATAGTATAAGATGCGTTAGTAACAGACCATGGAGCAATTGGACCAGCAAAATGTGGGTCTATAAGTTCATTTATTCTACTAGCTCTAGGTTTTATGTATATTTGTCGAGCCTCATCAAACTCTGTAACAGAGGCGGATTGTTCAAACTGGGCGCAGTCAAAATAATGATGATTTCCGTTAGGTACTGAGGCAATAGAAACTCCTGGGCACGCATAGTAAGCAGTTGCTGGTGCAGCAGCAGATACAAAAGGACGGATGCTGTTTGAAAACGCTATTGTGTTATCTGATACAGTTGAACCAGAAGATGTTGATATGTATACGCCAAGCCTGTTAAACCATTTAATTTTTGCTGTTACATTTTTAGCAGTATATGACCCTTTTGATGCGTAAATACTAAATGAATAAGTAAGCCCTGCTGTAATAGGAATACCTTCAGTTACTGGGGCAGTTAATCCACAATAAGCAGTTATTGTTCCAGTACTGCCAGTTTCATTATAAATAGAAACCAGTCCATTACTTTTATTTGGAAAATTAGTAGGTGCGCTAGGTTCTTGCCATGGAAGAGGTACTGGAGCAATTACGCCAGAGGAATTAGTGTTTAAGTTGTACCCAGGAGTATTAATTACATCTCCGCCAGATAAACTAATCTCAATCCATCCAGCAGATTGATTAGATCCTGTTAATGTTACTGGACTAGCATTATTAAATATTGGGTCTTTAACTCCACTTATAGTTATTTGATTACCTATGTCATAGTTGTGGGCGCCAATATAAAATCTAGCAGTATTACTTGTTAATTGATAAGAAACTATTTTTTTAATTGCTAACTGGTCTATGCCTGTAGTAGTTTCCTCAGATACCCAGTGTCCTGCGCTTTCTTCAAATGAAGAGTCATTATAATCAAGCATTAAATTGTGATTTATGGTTATTCCGTTAATGGGTGGATTTGGCGTACCAGCAATAGGTTTAGGCAAAGCCCAACCAGAAAATGCTTTAATGTACTCACGTAATCCTTGGGCACTTCCTTTTTCTTGGTATAGTTGAAGAGCATCTCTTACTAAAATACGAGATTGTTGATACCCAATATTTTGTTCATACTCAAGGCCAAATTGTTTTAAAAGTAAAGGGATTAAATTTCCATTAACTCGCTCAGTATTGTACCTATTAACTAAAAGATGAGTTACTGTTTGTATATAGTCAAGTTGAAACCCAAAAATATTTAAAAATCCTTGTAATTCTGTATTAACTAAAGAGTTGTCAATAGTATAAATAGTTGACAGCTTATAGGCGTCAGGTAAATACTCGTATAAACGTTGTTGATTATTATAATTTTCTACCGACAACCCAATAACGTCTCCCGCACGAACCCATTTAAATTGGTTAGTTTCATAAACAAAAATTGAATAATAATAATAACGTTCTGTTACAAGGTCAAATGTATCTATAAAAGTTGTTGGGTCTGACCCATTAAATACGTTTAAAAGTTGAACACCGTCATATGCATTTACAGGAAATCCGTAAGAATTTCTTACTAATTTAAGGTTAGACCAATTTCCTACAGGATCTACCCATGCTAATGTTATTTCTCCGTAATTACTAGATATAGCCGTAACTGGAGCAGCACTATATGTATTAATAACATCTGCGCCGTAATAAGACAGACCATAGTAATCTATTCCATAGCGTGACATAGCTAGTTAACAATTCCTCCAGTGGCTGTTACCGTAATAGTTCCTGTTGTTGGTATTTCGGACACACCGCAATTAATTTCTTCTACTGCCAATACTTGTAGTATTCCACTTGGTGACACCGCCGTTGATGATACGTTATTTGCTGTTAAGGCATATGAAATAGTATTTGATCCTACTGCGGTTACAATAAATGACCCATTAAACGTTGAATCTACGCTAGATACTAAAATAACTTGCCCTACTTTAACGTTATGGACTGCACTAGTAGTTAACGTAGCTATATAAGACGTCAACGATTTATTACTAATTGAAAAAGATTGTATGTCAGCAGTCCTACGGAGTAATGTAACATTAGCTTTGCTTACTCCATTAATACTTGTTACTGCTCCAAGTATATCTGTTAAAGATATTGTGTCTTGAAAAATTACATTATTAAAATCTAATAAAGTGTTTATAGAGGCTGCTACCTCTGTTTTAACTAAATTTTGATTAGCTTTTGGTGCAATTGTTAAATCTACAATTGCATCTATAGGAACATATGTAGGAGGTTGAAACGTAATTGTTGTGTTTGCTGGAGCTTTATCAATTAAATATTCAAGTACAGTAGTTTTTAGTGAATTAAACACAGCAGACGGTGTAACACCATCTTCAGTAACACCTTTATCTCCAGAAGGAGCAAAATATAAAGTTATACTAGTGTACGTAGTTGCGTCAGCATTTGCTTTTGCAACACCATCAATTTGTACAGTTAATCTTGCATAATCGCTTAAAGATACTGCTCTGTTCAAAGCACGTATGCTATCTACAGCATTAATTCTAATTGAATCTGTTGATTCAATGTCTGATCCGCCAGTTGCTGCTCCGTCTCCAGTAGTTAATATATCTTGATTATTTACAGTTAAACCTGCCGTTAAATTTGTAAGAATATATTTAATAGTGCCCGTAGCAACATTTCCTTCAATTCCACCACCAACACGATAAGTTGCAAAAATTTCTGCGTTTAATGGGGGAATTTTTCCACTAACATCATCTCCAAATACTACGTAAGTTACACCATTAGCGTCAGTGTTTGTTGTAAAAACAGGATCTGTATTATTATAATCAATTAGGTATTCTACTCTGTTATAGGGAACACCATTAATATTTACAGTAATTGAGTTAGAAATTACAGGTGCATCAAGAAGTTGAAAAGTTTGTGCTGATGTCCCACTTGATGTTCCTATTTTTTCATTGTACACCGTAGATCCTTGGGTTGCACCTACTGTTACTGCTCCATTAGTTGATCCTACTTTAGCTGGAACTGTTACAGAGGAATCTGTTTCAAAAATAATTTGATTTGATACTCCGCTTGTTACCGTGCTTGTTGCCACTTTAGTAAACGCAGGAACAAAAATAGTTGACGCGGTAGCGTTTTGAAATGTAAGAGTTACCGTAGAGGCTGTAGTTTGATTTGGAGAATAGCTTAATAGCCGAGCAAGTTGAAGAACACTTTCTCTTTGACTAGCGGTTGTAATAAAAGATTCGTTAGCCGACCTATCAATATAATAATTGAGAATGTCTCCCATGTAAGAAAATAATTCAATTAAGGTTATTCCAAAGTCTGCTGGGTCTCTGCTAGTCCAAGTAGGAGAAAACGTTGGAATTAATGAAATTAAATCATTTCTAATTGCGGTAAAATCCCTAGACGTATAATCTATTTGCGGTACGTAGTTATTAGCCATTTGATACCTCCAGTATTAACTCCCCTGATCGACTAAATATTGAAGTCTTTACTTTTGTTGTGTAAACTTGGTCGCCAGTGCCTACGTTGTAAGATACCAATAGTACCAAAGTTTGATCGTTTGGGTCTAAAGATCCAGTTAAATTTACAAAGTTTAATTCCTGTAACCAAATAGAAAATGCTGAAGCAACCGTTTGTTTTGTCATAACAATGGCGTCGTCCATGTTTTCAAATGAACCATATTTTGCAGCACTACCAAATGAAGGCCTCATTACTTTTTCCCCAAAAACAGTCATAACTACAAATACAACTCGATCTTGCCATATTTTTTGGGGGTCTTCACTATACGAGATAGCACCGCCGTTATTAAAAGAAAAAGGTAAAGTTATTGCTTTCATGGTTGTACTCCAATCCATATTGGAAAATTAGGGTCCCCAGCAATAAACATAACCCATACTCTTTGCCCTATTGCTGGAACTATTCTATGCGGAGTGTGCTCAAGCGTCTGGTTTACCTCTTGGTCATCATTCCATTTATTATCAGTGTCAATAGTAGTTTCGTGCTCATGGTCTAAACTTAATGAATTTCCCGCATGTGAAAATGTAACGGCTGTAGTGTGCGTGTGAGAAGGTGTGCCGTTAGACGAGCTTGTAAATGTAGCAGAGTGACCTACTAAAAGAGAGGCTACTTCAGAGGCAAGATGCTTTTTATGGTCAGGGTGGTTTGAATTAGATGTTACGGGAAGACACGCTCTAGCCCACTCAGTAACTGAAGAACCTAGTACTTGAGGAACAATTAATTTAATTCGGTATTCTTTGTCTGGGTCATCTATATCAAAACATATACCATCGTAAACCCCATAAAATCTTTTATCTTCGTTCATTATCTTTTTCCTAATGTTTTAAGCCTGTTTATAACAAAAGATGGTTGTTTAATGTCTGGAGTTTTAGAGTATATAGTAGCAGTTCCTGTTTTCCAAGTAGAAGACTGAAGATTTTGATTGTTTATTTTTTGTTTAGGTTTATTTTTAACAGCAGTAAACGAACTAGTAGTTTTTGAATTAACGTTTAAAGAGTTAATATTTAAGCGTGATATTGGACGCACTACAGTTGACCGAACACCAGGTATAATAGTTCTATGTGGCACAGCATCTGGAGCCAAAATTTTATTTCCATCTATCCATGAGTTAATAGGGCCTAACGAATCAGATCCAACTTCTAATATTGTCGTAAATGTTTGTCTGTTTCTTTCAGTTTCTACAATTTTATGCTCAACGTTTAGTACAACCCAATAGCCAGAGTACGCTGTTCCTAAACCTTCAAGATAAACTGGCATATCAGGTCTTAGTGTTGGGGAACCTATTACTTCTAGAGTTGCTCTATAAGGAAATGAATTTCTTTCTTCAGCCGCTTCAGATTCATATTTTGCTATCTCTGGGTCTACCGCAACTATGTGAGTAGCAAAGCTATCAAATGGATCTTCTTTTTTGTTGGCCCTAATAGAACGCTTATTTTTTTGTTTAGTCACCCTGACTTCTTCTTTATTAAATCTATCTACGCCCGCAACAGATACGGCAGATTTTTGAGCGTCTTCGTAGTCTATGTGTTCACCAATTAAAGGTTTAAACGAGTAAATATTTGTTCCTTTGGGATCATTAGCATTATGCATTACGTATATAGGGGCCTCTGACCTATATGTTGTGTAATCTTCGTACATAGGTTGAAAATATATTTCAGTATTTTGGGTGCGTAAAGTGTACCCACATTGTTTGGCTAATTTCACCATAAGTTCCCAATCCGTATGTCCTGCTTGAGATACTTGTTGATAAACTCTTGCGTGTGGGACTGTGTACGCAAAAAAATTATGTTTTCTAGCAATTTGTTCTATAACTTTATCGGCAGTAATATTTGTGTAAACAGATTGAGACGGTGTTTTCATAACCATAGAGCTTCCTATTATTACAACTTCAGTGTGGTTAGTTCCAGGAGATTTTTGAGGATTTACATGCAATACATACCCATAAAAACTTCTTTTTGCATTATCACCAATAATCTCCATAAATACAGGAGATCCATATTTAATATCATCATAATCAATTCCCCAGTCAGTAAACGTCACAGTAGCCATTTCATGTTCATATTTTCTGTGGTTAATGTAAGCAGAATAAATAAATTTAGGTTGATTAGACGACTCTGGAAATGTTACTTTAATATAATTAAGCATTAGGTATTTTAATAACCGTTCCTGGAGTTATATTTAAAATATCTTTAATGTCTGGATTAACTTGTGCTATTGCCCACCAAAAACCAGGTTTTTTGTAATATTTAGTAGATATTTGGTCAAGCCGCTCACCTTGAGTGTATACATGATATGAGTATGACACTCTACCAATATCTGGAAATTGATAAAAAACAATAGGAAGTAATTCTCCTGCTTGTTTTATTTGCACAAAGTCTACTAATGAGTATTCGTACCTGGACCCTTTTGCTATTTTTGGCATATTAATATATCTCCTAGTTCCTATTTCCATAGCCAGAAAAAACCATGATATTTAAATTTACTACTGACCGTATTGGGATCATTGTTTCTGTAAATGCAGTGTGAGTTACAGATAAAGACATAGCTTGCCCAGCATAAGATATAGAATTAATATCTGGACCAAATTGAACTGCTATTATTCGTGGCGTTAAAAATCCAATATCAGCGGTAGGTTTTCCAAGAATGTTAGTCCACATAGTTTTTCCCACACCAGAACCATTTATTGTTTTGTATAAATATTCAATATCTGCCATTGTTCCAAGTTGTATTAATTTTGTTAACTGATCATTAAAATTTTGGAATTTATCTTCAAATGGGTACCTGTTTAAATAATACTTTCTGTATTCTTCTGTATTAAAATCAAGTGTTTCAGAAAGTCCCCTAAAACAAGCAAAATCATTAGTTCTGTCAACGTTTATAGTAAGAGATATATTCTCTTGACTTAAAAATATACCAGCAGACGCTTTAAATATATCAGAAGAACTTGGAGTTACGCTTTGATTTAAACTAACGGAGTTAGATATGGTTTCTGGGTTCCATAAAAACTGAAATCCCCATTTAATATCTTTTGCAAAATCTGTTTCTTGGCTTAATCTTGCTTGTCTTTCCTGCTCTTCTTTTTTAGCTTTTGCTGCAGCAGCTTCTCTGGCTGCTGTTTCAGCTATGTATTTTTCAGCATATGCTGCGCCGTATGCGCCAGAGTTTTTTCCTAAAAACTCAAAAGGATTTTCTACGTTAGTTTGTTCTTGAGCTGCCCCAAAACTATAATCTGTATTTTTAAAGGTCCATATACGAGCTCGTCTAAACCCGTGAAATGCTTTAATATCTTTTTGTGATTTAGACAAACGTTTCTTAGGGTCATCTTTTAATAGGTATGAGTTTGCGCTAGCAGTAGCAATTTTTATTTCGTTATCGGTCATACCTAAAAACTCATTAATATTATACGTTGCGCTTACGTTACTTACGTTATGTGGTCTAGTTGGAAGACTCCATTGATGAGGAGGTAGATTAAATTTATAGTCAATTGGCTGTGTCGAACCAGGAATTGTATCTAGTTTTACTCCATCATTAGTAGGACTTGGTTGAGTGTTAGCAGTTGGTGTTGTAGATAGAAACTTACTTATATCGCCAATAGAAGATTTAGTGCCCCCAGTTTTAGTTTTTTTATCAGATGGTTTTATATTCCATCCAGCTCTAACGTCAACTACAGGAGCTTTAGTTGGTTTTTTAACAGCGGAAGTTGTTCTTCTTAACGCAGATTCTTCAGAGCCCATTATGATCGTGCCGCCTTTCTTGCAATTTGATCAGCCTTTAATACTTCTTTAATTTGTTTTGCGGTTTCATTAGGGTTTTTATCCGCTTGAATTATTATTGTAACTCCGCCATAATTATTATTAGTACTTCCGCCGCTTGCGCCCCAAGCCATAGCTGCTGCTTGTGGGTTAGCTGCTTTAATCATATCCATATATGTTTGACCAGTTAACCCTCCAACTCCAGAACCACCACCTTGATCTGTTGTGTTTTTTGCTCCAAACCAATTGTAAGCATCTTGCCCTGTTTTACCACTAACCCAAGCTGAATTTGTTATTGCAGACATAATTTCTGCTTTAGAAGCTCCAGATTGAAGAGCTTTTATAATATTGGTATACCCTCTTTTATCTGCGTTTGGTCCAGTCAAAGTAGAAATAGTTGATTGAAGCCCTTGTTCCATACTCGTATATGCTTTTACACCAACTTTATTAATTGAAGTGGCCCCTGACGCATTAAGAGTAGTATTTAATGGATTAAACTTTGCTTTATTTTTCCCTATTCCAGTAGATGGCCCACCGCCACCACCTTCATACCTCATCCATGTTGTAATAGCGTCAATGGCATCTGGTGTTACTTGACCACCTAATCCCGTAATTAAACTGGAAGCAAACCCCTCTACCGCACCGCCCTTTTCTCTAAAACCACCAAATTGAAGTTTGTGGTTAGGTACTACTGTTCCATTTTGGTCAGGAACAAATAACTCTGGTCCTTTTTCTCCTACTACATACGCTTTACTTCCTTGCGCTGCGCCACCAGTTGCAAGACCTGGAATAATATTTTTAAGGCCAAGCGCGCCTAATATTTGGCCTATAGCACCGTTCCCAGTCATTGAAAAACCAGTTATTGCGTTACCTCCAGCGCTTCCTACTTTTAATACACCAGTTAAAGAATCAATAGAATTTACTAATACGCTCATAACTGAAGCTAAATCATTTGAAGTTTCTACGCCAAGTGCGCCTGATCTAGAAGTTTTAGCTAATGTATTAAATGATTGAGCTGTTCTATTTGCTTGACTTTCTAAAGCCCTAGTTGTAAATCCAGTTCTAGTAGCTTCTTCTCTAGAGTAATTTTTTGCTCCACTAGCTTTTGCATATAAAGCTGCCTCTAGTTGACTTCTTAATACTCCATCATTTCCTGCAACAGCGTCTAACATAATAGCTAAAGAGTTACCAGGTTGAAGAGAAGTAGCTAAATCATTTTGTGTTATTGCGCGAGACACAGATTTTTCTGAATTTATTTTATTCCAAAGTTGATTTGCTATTTCTGTGTAGCTTTTCATTTGACCAGTTAATGGGTCACGTGCTGTAATTCCAATCATACGCATCATGTTTACTGTCTGTGGGCGTTGTAATGAGGCATACGCACTCATTGTTCCTTCTAAACCAACACCTGGGGTAAAGTTAGACATTCCAGCTACGCCCATAGTTAAACTATCATAATTAGATAAACCAGTACCAATTCCACGAGATTGACCAGTAGCATTCATTCGAGAAGCATCTAGTGTATTTATTCCAGTACCTTCGCGAAACATACGTGCTTGTAGGGCTTGTGCTTGGTCATACCTTGCCGCTAAATTTCCATTTCCATACCCATAAGCACCAGCATATGTAGCTAAATAATTTTGTTGAACTTGGGCATTTGCTCCTGGCAATGCTTGCATACCAATGCTAGCAAGTGCAGCTGCTTTTTCTCCAAAACCTGGTTGGTTAAATAATTGTTTTACTCCGCCCCTGCCACCACCAGTGTTGTCTTCTCCCATACCATTTCCAGGAGAAGGGGTAGGTTGATTAAATACTGTACTTGCGCTGCCACCGCTACGAGAACTCCCTTTAAAGTTACCTACAGCATTACTTAAATTATTTACTAAAGTGGTAGAGTCTCTTACAGCATTTTTCATTAAATTTGCTACGTCAGAAACAACGCTTTTAACATCTCCAACTACAGATGAAAAACGTGAACTTCCGTTAATATTAGGCAAAGTTGGTTCCATTATCTACCACCTCCAAATCTTTTAGCTCTGTCTATCCAGTTTTGTCGTTCTCTAAATGATAGAGAACTTATGTCACTTAGTGACCATCCACTAAATGTTCTTGTTAAAAACTCGTACTGATCGAGCAATGTCTCGTAATCTTTTTCGCTATATACGAAACAAATCAGCAAGACTAAGTGGAATATCCATTGATTCTCCACATGCCTTGCAAATCTTCTTCACCTCCCCAAGGCGTGGACCAGGGGTACGACTAATAATTTCATCTATCACTTTGGCGCGGTCTGCCATGCCAAGAGATAATGCAGTTGATGCCCCAACTGATGGTGAGCCATCTACTGAAACAATACATCCTGATAAAAGAATAGTGTTCATTTCTGAAGAGGTTTTATCTAAATTTTCCATTAGTTTGCGTTGGACAATTCCATTTGGAAGAGCAACTTTAACTAACCCTTTCTTAGTTTCTATCGTCCATGCACGATCTTCAATTGGATCTTTTAGTTCAACTACGGGAACGTCTTTTAATAGATCAACTTCAACTTTATGCTCATCATTACATGATTGGCACCGTACTAGTACAGGAAGGGTACTACCAAAGGTAACTCGTCGTATCCCAATTAAAATAGCGTCACGGTCTCCTGATAACAAAGTATCTATATCTGTCTTAACAACATCTTTAGCACCTAGTCTTAAAAGACCTTTTTTTAATAAAACATCAAATGCTTTTCCAGTAGAACCTGCTTTAGCAATTGATTCTTCATCCGCGCCAGTGAGTTCACGGACTTCGGCGGTGCGTATTAAATCACCGTCTACGTCTATGAACCCACCAGGCAATAAAACTTCTGACTCAGAAGGGGCTCTAGTAGTAACTACTGGAGTTGGTTCTTCCATAGCTTTTTTAGCAAATTGTGCTACAAGTGTTGCATCTGAAATTACTTCAGCCACGTTTTATTCTCCTTTTAGGTTTATTAGATCTTTGCGTAGTTTGAGTCTGTAAAGAATACAGACAATCCCTCGTGAACCAAAGTCATGGTTTCAAATAGGATTTCATTAGCGCCAGCATTTAGATCTTGGTAGGCCAAACTACTAATCCAAGCGTTATGAACTTTGAAGCCCATCTTTGGGATATTGTCATCTACGTTTGAGGTAGATGCATTATTTGCTGCGTTTGGGTGATCCATTACATAAATGTTGATGTCAACACGAAATCCTGTATTAGATCCTGTAGACAACCCATCCCCAGCTGCTGCGGCAAATAGCCCACGCATCCAAGTAATTGCTTGATCATTTCCGTACATAGTGCCACGTTGTAACGTAATAGGGCTAAACGTAGTCATGCCTGGAATTTGGTGAACAGTAGTGTTATACCCACCTTCACGATATGAAATTGGTTGAGTATTGATGTTTAATCCACTAATATAAGTGAACCCACCAATCCAACCATCTGATACTCCATTTTCTGGCATCTTATTTGTAGAAGATGTAAGAATTTTGGAGCTAAACGTATTTCCAGTGCCAGCTTTAGTAAATTCAGCGTAGAACCGAAAGTTACGTAACGGGTCAGTGGCAATCGTAGAAAAACGATTAATTAAGCTGCTTGTCATGTTTGTTTATCTCCTCTTTACGCTACAGTAACGGTTGTTCCACCGTCGTACTGGCCAATTTTGATAATAACGAATTCAGCTGGACGTTGTAAAGCAACACCAACCTCAATGTTTACTTCGCCATTATCAATACTGTTTTGTGTATTATTTGTTGAGTCAATTCTAACAAAGAATGCATCACTAGGTTTAGCGCCTTGTAGGCCGCCTTGTGACCAAAACTCTGTTAAGTATGAACTAATTGATGCATTTAAACGGCGCCATAAAGCCGCTCCGTTTGGTTCAAATATTGCAAATTGGGTAAGCTCAATTAATGATTTACGCAGATAAATTAATGTTCTACGCACTGGTACGTAACGATCAATATATCCAGCTTTAAGTGTACGAGCACCCATTACAACAATTCCAGCGCCTGAAACATAACGAATTGCATTAGCAGGAGTTTGTGAACCATTTAATAGGTCTAGTTCAGTATTAGTTAACGCACTAATTGACACTGCTCCAGAAATACGTGCTAACAGTCCAGCAGGGGCTTTATAAACACCTCGTGAAGCATCTGTACGAGCATAAAGTCCCATTACGGCCCCACCAGCTCCAATAGTTTTAACTGCATTAGTTGCTGATCCCATACCTACTGTTGGATCACTAATTGTAATCCGTGGGTAATAAACAGCAGCTTGAGAAGAAGTTGAATACGAACTATTTAACGTAATTTGATCAGCAGCTGTTCCAGTTTGTCCGTCAATAATTACAAACACGTCGCTACGACTTTCGGCATACGCAATTACATAATTAATAGTGGTTGCGTCTGTATAACCAGGTACGTTTAATAGTAATGACTGCGTAATTGTGTTATATAGACTTAATGCTGTATTAATAATAGCTGGCGTAACAGATGAACCATTTGCCCCAGAAGCTAAAGATAGGTTTGATGCTAACGCTGGATTTTTAGTTGGAGAAACTGAAGCTGAACTTAAATCCGTCACTGTTATATACTTAGATGATACATTAATTACGCTAGGTGCATATCTTGCGTTAGTTGTATCCATAGTAAGGTCTGGAAATCTTTCAACAATATCGGAATCTGTTGTTCCTCCGTTGTATAGTGTTAAATTAAAATATCCAGTTGAGTTTGAATCTGTAATAGATACATTTAGACTATTGCCCCAAGTACCAAAACTATTAGCGTTTATTCTTAATGTGGCTATTGGTGACCCAGCTCTATCGCTTAAAGTACGTGTTGCTAGTGCTGCGGACGTGCCAACTACGCGAGTTATGTAGGCACTAGAACCGCCATTTACAAAAAACATGTAAACAGCAATAGGTAAATCATTGTTTGTTATTGTATTCCAAGAACCAAACTTGGATACATAATCATTCCAGTCTCTTACTAGAGTAGGACTTGTTGGACCACGATCATTTGCGCCCACGAACGCAGACACTGTATTAGAGTTAGGACCAACAACTGGTGCAATTGGGTTTAACGTTTCTTGAACGTACACCCCTGGTCTTTGTACATTTGCCATTATATCTCCTTAGATTTTTACCTGAATTACGAATATTAGACGGGTTTGTAGCGGGACGGAATATGCGTAGTTGTTTTGTTTATTTTTACTGTGCTTACTGTATTTTCTGCAGTAAGAGCTGTTTGCGGAGTCATCTCACTTACAATACGAACAGAAAACACATTACGAAGCAATCGACGATTTCCAGTTTCATCTTCAACTGCATCTCGTTTAACAAATCCATCTAAAAACATGCTACGTGCGCTGTACTCAGTGCCAAGTTCATTTTGAACCCTTATGTAACCAAATTTAGATGGAAATTTATTTAATAGTTGAAACATTAATGCTCTATCGTGTCGTGGGTGCCTAGAAAAAGAAGTAACTTGATAGGAAAGATCATATGCAACAGGTATGTCGTAAGCATATACTTTATTAGCTCTTAGGGCCGCAGTTCCTCTGTAATCATTGTCTGAAAGTCGACCAGAAGTTTGACGATCATTTGCTGGCACAATGTCAATTAAATCTATAGTAAGAAAAGGAAAAGATTGATCGCGTATTTCAACGTCTGGATAACCAAACCATACTTTTACTGGTCTAGTTGGATTTTTTTGATCAGCAACAGTAAGACCATCTAAGTAGGTTTTTAACGCTAAGTCCTCAGCAATAATAAATGGATTTCCCATTACCAGACTCCCCCCGCTCCAGTTTTATTCATATAATCCATAACTCCATTTTTTGTCTCATTAGACAGTGTGCTTACAGCACGGTTTATAAATGGTCGTATTACAGAGTTTGGTGACTCGTTTGTAGAGCCGTACTCTAAGTCTTCAATTCTTTGCTTTAACTGATTTGGGTAAGAAACGTAAACGCTTCCATTATCATTAATTACTTCTAGGGCGTTAATTAATTCTCCAGGCCAATTAGCGGCACGGGCAATTTCGTGCAAAGACATAGTTAGTTCATGAGTCACAGACTCAGCTATGTCAGAAGCTAAATTATGGGTTGATTTATTTTTTGTTAGCACTTTTTTTATACCCTTTATAAGAAAGAAACGCGGCAATACCTAGCAATACTTTATTCTCAGTTTCCTTGCTTGGGATGTTGTCCGTTATCCCTTTAATGAAGTCCGCGGCAGATGGGCGGTCTATCTTATCTTCATTCATGGCAGGCTCCTAAGGAGTAGCAGGGTATATCGCAAGGGTAGTGCTTTGACTCCGCACGGAATCATCTTTAGTATAAAGCAAAAAGGCCCCTTTCGGGGCCTTAGGGCTTACTTCTTTTTAATCTTTTTTGCTAACGCCTTGTCTAACTTAGCGTCTTCTTTCTTAGATGGCTTCTTTGCATCCATCTTCTTATCTTCTTTCTTAAACGCGCCTTTTTGCTTTGGGCTCATGCCCTTCATTACTTTTGCATCTTGCTTCTTATCAGCCTTTTTGCAAGCTCCGTTACATCCTGGTTTAGAACAACCACAGCCACATGATTTACACATATTACATACCCTTCTTTCTATTCATTGATTGTTTTTTATTTGATACTTTAGTGCTTGCTTTTTTAGCAAACTTTTTATTAGCAGCGGGTAAACTTTTCATTCCGTGCTTATTTTTAGGCATTCCGCATCCACAGGTAGCGCACATTATTTTTTCTTCTTTGATCGAAGGGCAGCAAAGTCAGATCCTTCTAACTTACCGTTTTTGTTTACATCAAGTTTCTTTTGCTTAGGAGATAGTTTTTTAGATCCTTTTTTGCAGGCACCTTTACATCCTGGCTTAGAGCATCCGCAACCACATGATTTACACATTATTTAGCCTTCTTTTCTCTTAGTCGTTTTTTGTTCTTTAATCCACGTTTTTGACGTGTCTTAGAGATCTTATTGTTATTCTTTTTCACTTTTTCTTTTTTTAACCTTTACTTTGGCGGGTAGTTTTTTACCTTTAGGTGTCTTATCTTCCCACTCTTTAGCCATCTCAGGGCGCTGAGAGTACATAAATTTTCTTTGGGCTTGCGATTTAAATGGCATTAGAGTCCTAACTGTTTCTTGGGGTACCGTCAAAATTATACTCGAACTCTTCAGTAGATGGGTTACCACCATTAATGAAATCGGGTAAATTAAATATAGGACTAGTTATTTGTCTAGCAATTGGAGGTGGGACTGATAACGGATCGTAATTAGGGATGGGGTCTCTAGGGCTTCGGTCAACAAGACCCAAAAATTGAAAGTCATTAACCATTTCTTCAGAGGAAACTTGAATGCAGTCAACCACAACAAGCGTAAAAGTTTCAGAAACAATTCCCCTTTGTTGCACATAGAAAGGTCTATAAAGTTGGTTTTTCCACAAAATTCTACCTCTATTTTCAAGGTCAGGGTTTCCTAAGACTCCTGGATCTATTTTATCAATATCTCTACCATTAAGAGTTAAATGCAAAGTGTCTGCACTATAAAAACCGCGTTGAGATGTAGGAACTTTGCCTTGTGAGATAACCGCTCTAACTACAGGAAGTGAATACGGACCACGCCACGCTTTACCAAAATCTTGTGATGCTGTTTCGTAAATAGGATCAACTACAGTATTTCCTGGATCATAAATAAACCAAAGTGCGTTAGTTCCAACTGGATTTTTTAAATCAGCGTCTATGCCATCTTGCATAGAATTTATTTCAAAATCAGAGTTAAATCTACCACCAGGGGTATAAGCACGACTCATTAATTGTCCCTACGTATAAGTATTTAAATTATCCAATATAGGGCTAATTAAAACTAGTTAAAGCACTCTTTATTTCTTATAGCAAGGCTTGGGTTTACCCATATCTGGTCTTCCATATTACTTCCCCATTCATGGGAAGTGTCAACCAACACAAACCCATTGGAGGTCATAAACTCAACAATCTTATCTTTAGTGACATGCTCTGGGTGTAATTGGATGCTTTCTGTTTCTAAATGGAATAATCGTACGTCTTTAAGCCTGTTGCCAAACCCTTGAAGCACTTGCCAGCTGTAGCCTTCGGTATCTACCTTGACTACATCAATAATTCCTGTATCCGCTGTTTTAGCTAACAGGCTATCTGCTCGGCTTGTTGAGACAATAATTTCTTTTGTTTTTCCTTCGTAATAGGAAGGCGGCGGGTTTATAGAAGCTTCTTTACTAAAAATAGATGAGGTACCCAAAACCTCAATCGCGTCAGAGTTAACTTGTGTAAAAGTTGTTTGCCCGTCTTTATCTGTAATAGCGCATTCATAAATATACATCCAAGGGTATTTATCCCTAGTAAGTTTAATACATTTAGGGTTAGCATCTACGGCAATAACTTTTGTTCCTTGAAGTTTTTTGTAAAGGTAAAAGGCATCATCTCCATCTCGTGTCCCGATATCCATAATAAGAGGAGCTTTAACACCAAAATATTTACGATAGTTAGTAATGATTGGTTCTAAGATGTCAATGTCATCTGGCGTGTCATCAATGGTTTTAAGGTTAGTGTGTATAGCAGAACGGTAACTCTGATCAATATTTTCTGTAAGAAGTTTTTTAAACTCATTTATGGCTTCATCTTTACGGCCTATCCACCAACCACTTACCGCTTTTTCAAAACGCAACCCATACTCGCCTGGATAATCAACCCATACAGGAAGCGGCCCATTTTTTAAATAACCAAAAGATAAACCAACTTCCGCCATGGTATATGCCTCTTGCCATTTTTTATTTTGTTCATACCAACGAGATAAAAGGAACCAAGCTTCTGGGCGTGATGGGATATATGCAATAGCTTTAAGGTAAAGGTTAACAACAGTCGCTTCTCTATTTTTTTGGTTGCTAAAACAGTATGCCGACTTAAGCAAAGAGGCGTATACATACTCAGGGTGTGAGTAATAGCCATACTCAGCCGTGCGAAGGTAAAAAGAAACAGCTGATGCGGTTTGTCCAATTCTTTCGTATTCTATAGCAGTATTAAAACTAAGAGCAGGGTTAAATGGATCTTTAGATAAAGAAAGAATTAAACTATTAATATTGTTACTCATAAAGAGCCTCTGCAATCATTTCATTTACAATACTTGTAGGAACTTCTAGTATAAACGCGGCATTATCTTGAAACCCAAAGCTAATAAGTAAATTATTGTTGTAAATAGCAGCTCCCGCACAAAACTCAATTTGACCATCAAGGAAAGACCATGACTCTGGAGATAGGCCTATAAGTTTAAAGTTTTTATCCCATACGCATAAACGGTGGCGGTAAGTTCCATTTTTTTGTTTTAAATAGTTATTAAAAAGTACAACTTCGTGGGTAATAGCTATGTAATATTCACCCCATTTAATTACTTGAGAACCACCACGTTGGTCAGCATTAGCCACAGCACCTTTTTCAAGAGATACTTGACTACAAGTAACTTTATTTGGGTCTGCCTGCACTACTTCTGTAGGAACTGTCCATTTAACATATTGAAAATCTTTATCAAGAATAGGCATCCAATTTTTTTCACAATAAGACGTTTCATCAATAGGCGCGGGAATACGGGTGCGTTTTATTTCCTTAGCTGTCCATTTAACTTTATCAATTTTTAACTCTGAAAGTTCCATACGTCCTTGTCCGTTGGTTGTGGTATCCCTACGCACACCTGTGCCATAGTATTTTCCACCCCATTTAACAAGACGGGCATCCTCTAATCCTACAAATGTCCAAATAGGCTTTACATCTAATTTTGAGGTGTCTATAAGGCAGACGTTAGTGATGTTAAAGTCTTTATCTAACCTCAGTAAATAATTAGCTGTTACAAGCCTTTGATCTTCTTCTGGATGAAGGTAAGACAAAGGTCCCCAAATACTAGGAAACCGTTGATCATTTTCTGCGTGGTATAGCGTGTAATTAATATGACGTAATATGCATAATAAATCCCCATCATCATCTACAAAAATAGATGGGTTCATTAAACCAGTACCAGCTGTTAGTTTACTATCTATTATTAAAGGAGATAGCTTTCCGCCAGCTACGGATGTGCGTTGCACTAGATTCATTGCGCCATATTAGCACAAAGAAGTACTTAGTTAAAAGTTATACCTAAAGATTCTTGACGAGATCTAATTAAATCTCTTACTCTAAGGGCTGCAGCGTTTACGTCAACAATCTCACTAGATTGAATATTAATCATATCTTTTACTTTTTCATAGTGCACGGACTCAGTAACTGTTTTTAAAAAGTAAACTGTTTCAGTTGATTTTGTTCCGTCATCAAGAATAATGTTTTGAGTTTCGCTGTTAACTTCAGCAAGAGTAATAGAATTTACATCATATTCTGGTCTTGCGTCTTTAGCAATATACTCAATTACTTTTTCAGGATTAAGCATTAAATTTTCAAAAGTAAATGGCATAAGTTTGTTTAAATTTGTTTCAACATTGTTTAGATAAACAAGTGCTTTATCAGAACAATATTTAACAATTCTGTCTACATCATGTTGGGAATACTTTGTATCTTTAGTTCCTCTGTCTAATATAGTAATTGTATTAGACAATATAGAATCAAATCCAGAGCGAACAACAACTACATTTGTGTTTTCTTCTTCTACAGGTCTATCGCTTTCTGCTTTAATTCTTGCAGTTGCTGAGCCTATGTCAGACGCCTGTAAGCTCTTATGTAAAAAGTATCTACCAGTGCGCGGTGCGCTATAAATGTAAACTTTTTTAGTTGCCATGCATTTAGTATACTATTTTTACTCTTGTCCGTCTGAGTTTATTACATTTTTAGTATTGTGCCACCAATGAGGTAATGAGTACCTAACCCCTGATTTTATAGGAAATACCTCATGTACATATATAAAGTTAGAGGGGAAAAATACAATACTGCCCGCTTCTGGCTTTATAGTTACTTTAGACTGTGGGAAAGATATTTCTCCCCCAGTGTAATCATCATTCAAGTAGATTACGGCTGAGAGGGCCCTACTACTTACCCCAACATCTTGATGCGGAGGGAGATGTCCGCCCTCCTCGTATCTCAATAGGTGAAGGCTATACTCTCTTGACTTTAAATTTGCCTGCGCAAAAGGATATAAAATAGATGAATAATGCTCTTTTGCTGCATCTAAACCTTTATATAAAGAGTTAGATATTTCATATAAATCCTCATAATAAAAATCTCTTTTTACTATATTTTTAGGTTCTGGCAGAACCGTTTTATAGCAAAATACTTTACTGTTATCTCCGCTTGAGTAGCCCCAAGGCTCCCACCCTCTTGTTTGTGTTGGGTTATTAGCGTGATTTTTATTATTAAATTTAGTAATTAAATCGTTAATTTTTACTATTAGTTCATTGCTATTTTGTATAGCATTTTTATAATAAACAAGTCCTAGATCTAATACCTCATAGTCAAAATTATTCATTATGCGCCGTTGGTTTATATAAATGAGCTAACCATTCAGTTGTTTCTTCCCCTAAAAAGTCTGGGTCAACAAATTTAGGTATAGAGGTATGCATGTAAAGGGCTGTGTGCCTGACTCCGCTAGTTATTTCTGTTATTCCGTGAATATATTCTGACCCAGCGCTAGGAAAAAACACGGCTGATAATTTTTTTGGTTTATACACAAAGTCTTGGTTCGGGAAATATATTTCTCCGCCAGTATACTCAGAATAGTCGTTTAAATAAATAATAGTGCTAAACTCAATAAAAGGTTCTCTTCCTTGGGCATCTATATGAAGATCTCCTTTTGTTCCAGCAGTCCAATAAGAACCGAATGCTTTATAAACATATATTGGGTGCTTAAATCCATTAAGTATTTTATGTTGCTCATTAGTTAATTTTCCATATTTAATTAATAAATCCATAACTGTTTTATTATAAGGAAAAGCTGTACCGCCAAATCTTTTTTTATAGTATTCAGGGTACGGCGCTACAGAAGACGGAGACTTTTGCTCAGATATTAAAGTATTAGCATCTTCTTGGGTAATAAAATTATCTATTACGGTTATTCTATGCATAATTTAAGGCCTTAGTTCGTGCAACTCATAGTGAAATCTAGTCTCATACCCCTGTCCAACATTAAGTTTAGGTTTTTTGTACGGTACATCATCTGTCTCAAAAGGCAATTCTTTCATGTTTTCTATTTTTATACTATGAAAGTCATTAAACATTTTAGTATCAAATTCTCCAGCATTTAACCTTTTAACAAACGAATTATGCCCATGATACTTTGAGCAAGGATCGTATTCCATTTTAATTAATGTATTTTTTGTGTAAACGCTACTAGGTAACGATTTAATTTTTATATTATTTTTATTAAGCAATAGTGTAAGTATAGGAGCTTCTATATAATCTACCACATCATAGCTGTGGTGAATTAATGGTGTAAGGTTTCTAGGTAAAAATATAAAGTCTTTATCTATCCAATAAGAGATAGTTGGTTGAGTGCTATTTTCCCGCACGTCTTCAATAAAAAACTTATTAATACTTAATTTTGGTATGCCCGCTCCAGATAAAACAGTATCGTTATCTATAGCTTCTATGCATTTATCGTCCCAACCATCTGTTAATATCACGTTGTCTGAGATAGATAAAAAGTAGTCAAACTCTCCATACAGTAAACGATTTCTAAAATGAGCGCGATGATGCCTATTTTCCCAGTTTATATGGTAATAGGTAACGTTACTTACATCACGTTTTTTTGAATAACGAGTAAAACGCCCAGCATTAACTTTATCGTATATGTATAGACTTATCTCATTATTGGCTTTGTCTAAAACAGAGTCACAAAAATCAAATAACTTTTTATTTTTATACGACTGGACAAATACTTTTATTTTTTTAGACAAGCGGAAACCAGTGTTGCTCAGTGGCTTTGCCTGCAATAAGAGAGCCTAGTGGGGCTATGTCGTACGCCAATGTAATTCTTGGTCCATCCCAATTCCAATTTGCCATAGCGTGCTCATGCCCCATTTCAGAGACAATTAAAACGTTATCTACGTTATGGTTTTCAATCTCTGTTGTAGTTTTTGCGTTAAAGTCATTTATTTTGTACCACGTAATTGAAGGCTCAGCCTTTATGCAGTAGTATCCGTGAAAATTAGGTGCCCATGGTCTACCGTGATCATGCCAATCTAATTTTCCGTCTTCTCCTCTGTTATTATTTATGTTAAACCAGCCTTGAATCATGTATTGCTGTGCGTCAAAATCTACTCCATAATATTCGCATGCATCTAATACACCTTGTTTAACTCCTTTTAGTACTTTATGAATACCTTTGTGATGGAATTGAAATACGTTGTATTCTCTCCACTTAATGGTAGTTATACTATTGCTTTCTACAAACTTTTCATCATCTCGAAGAGGAATGTTAGAGATTTGTTTATGTTTTTCTTGTAAAAACGCAGCTAAATCTTCTAAATTATTGTCTAGCGTAACTCTAAAAAATTTATGAGGTTTGTTATACGCAGGAACTACCTTTTGGTAGGGATTTCTACTTAAATTTTCTAATTTACTTACTTTTTGCATATTGTTTTCCATACTTTTCTCCTTAGTATTTTTTCTTTTTCCAAATATAATCACGGTAGTAATGAGAAATTTTAATTCTTCTTTTTTCTTCTTTTATCTGTTCTTGCTCTAACGCTTCTGGGGAGGTATCGTAGGTAAGTTTCCAGTCATCTCTTTTTATCGGCAACATTTGAAATAATGGGGTTCCTTTTTCTATAGTGCCTATAAAGTTTCTTTTTAGATAAAAGGGAATAAATCCAGCTAATCCCCAAACATCAGAATCTACTATAGCCGCAGGAACATAAAATGGCAATTCAGGCCTATTAAATGGGTGGCATATTAAAGTAGAATACCCCTCAGGAGTTAAATAGTAAGCTTGCATTCTCCAGCCAAACTGTATTGGGTGGCAGTGTTCGGGAACGGAATTATCAATTACACCACGCATATCTAATAAATTAGATACGGTGTTCCATTTTAAAATTGGTGCGCCTTTTTCACTAAGGTCAACGGTTACGTCTTCTGGAAGCCTATAAATGTATCCAGACGTCATTGCGTCAAGAAAAGGCCCACATAGTTTTGTAGAGGTATCTGTTCCGTCGCTTCCTTTATTATTAATAGGCCTAATTTCTTTTAAAGAGTGTTTAGTGCCTTTATCATAGGGCGCCAAATCTTTATACCATTGTGGGAGAGCGTTAACCGCAGGAACAATATCAGAGTATTTAGAGATTTTTTCAACGTCTGTTTCGCCAACTAAACTATCTCTAGTTGGTATTAACCTAAATTCGTTGGTCATCATACTCCTTAATTAGTAGTTCAATTGTTTCTGGGTCTTCTACATCAAAAGAATACATTTCTGTGCCTATCTCAATAATACCATATTCGTCATCTCTCATGTGATCTCCTTTAATTTTAAAAGAAAAATGAACAAATTCACAATCAATAAATTCGTCATTTAAGTCTTTTTTCTTAAAATTTATTTCTTTTGTATAGACAGTAAACGCGGAACTGTTGGAATAGGCCTTTACCGTAATGTCTTTGTTTAAAATCCAAGGAGTATAAAATCTAAACATATAATTAAAGCAATCATCTTCAATGTCTGCTTTAAAGCTAGAAGGGTAAAAGTGACGTTGCATTGTTCGCTCTACTGGATATATTATTTTTTTATTGTTTTCTAGCCCTAAGAAAAACTCAGAATGGGTTCTTTGTGTTAATGTTGCAACATTTCCATTAATTTTTAAATCTGGTTTGTTACCAAAGTGTATTACATAAGGATTTACTGGAATTAATAATTTATCTTCGTACCCGTACGCTTTAATTTTATTAAATTTTCTCCATCCTTCTCGAACTCGTTGGTCAACAACTATTTTATAAAAAGGGTCATCATGATATGAAAGCCAAGCTGCTGATCCAGCTAAGGTTCCAACAGTTAATTTACTTAGGCTCATTTATATACTTTATTAGATCTAAACATTCTTTTATACCCGCCCATAAATACTGTGCTTAATTTATATCGTTGAAAGTCTAACAAATCATGAACAACAACATCCCTAGCAATTTCTGCTTCATAGTCTTCTCTTTTATATGGAATTACCTGCACTAATGGGGTTCCCTTTTTAATTTCCCCTTTAAACCCTTTTTTAACATAAAAAGAAAATAGCCCATCACTTAAAAAAGTATCAGTATCAATTATTCCAGGAACTAAAGTAACACCTGAAAGGTCAGAAAATTGTGGTTGTATAAATATAGAACTATAACCTTTTTGGGTTTGTACTAACCAGATTAAGTTTAATCGTAAAAGGTCTTTGTGATACATGTCGTCAATTGGAAGGTTACTATATTGCTCTATGGCATGAACTCCAGTTAATCTATTTTTAGCTAAAAAGCTAGAAAACTCAGTAACTATTTCATCACCAGTTGCATCAATATAAATGTCACAAGGAACTTTTAGGACATAACCTGCTGTCATTAAATCAAAAACTGCAGGACATTTTTTTATAGTTGTGTGCTTTTTTCCAAATTGAGGCGTAGAATCATTCCCACGATAACTATGTTGTTTTTTAAACCATTCAGGTATATTTTTTGATATTGCCTCTGGCTCTGGGAATGCGTCTTTTATTTTTGGAAAAGAGGACAAGAACTTTATTTTTACAGACTTTTTTTTCATATGTAAAGTTTACCTTTTTACGTTTAATTGGTCAAACTTTTGTTTTTACTTATCTCCGTCTGGGTTAGAGTATGTCCATCTATCAAATACAAGAGTGCTTCCCATAAAGAAGTTTTTATGAGGCTCACATATAATTGAGTACGAGCTAACTTCATCTGGAAGAATAACATCTTCTATTAGCTCAATTGGAACAAATTCTTTCTTTTCATAAGAAAATGTTAAATATGTACTATCTAAATTTCTAGCTTTTTCAAAAAGAACTGTATCTTCCTTTTTAACTAGTACTCTATGAAATTCAGTAAGAATTTGACCATTAATGTTAATGAAGTGTGTGGCTGGATTAATCAAAATTTCTTTGATTGTAGTCTCAACAATTGGGTAAGACTTAATCTTGTCTTCAGTAGAAAACCAATCTTTCCAATTAGAGTCGTCACCTGTTAGTTTATCCGCGCCTTCAATATCTAATGCTAAAAGTTTATCTCCTACTTTTAACTCTCCAACTTTAGCAAGTCCGTTTTCTACAGTTAATAGCTCAGTTGACCAACCAAGAGACCAATCACCAAAATCAAAGAAACCAAAGAAATCATAAAATCCAAATGGAGAGAATGAAAAGCTTTGAGTTGTTACGCTACTGCTTAAGTCTGAATATGTACCAGTACCATTAGCATTAACGGCTGCAACAGAGTATTGGTGGTTTGTTCCGCCAGGCTCTGAGCTATCGTAAGTAGTTACATTTCCTACGTTAATTACCCCATTATCATATGAATCTTTTAACAAATAAGCAGTAATGGATGATCCGCCGTTATTTGGGGCGCTCCAAGAAATTCTATTCATTTCATTGTCAGGTGATGAGTTACTTGGTGTTCCTACTTTTGCAGGAACAGAGGATGTAGTAACGGTATTAGAAGTATTTGAATCTAGTGACTGCCCTCCCACATTATTTGCTCTTACATAAAAATTTGTACTTCCTTGTAAACCAGTAAAACGTAACGGAGATGATGAACCCGTAACGCTAGTGCTTTGACTGCTATAGGCTGTATAATTAACTGGTGCTGGTCCATCAGCTGGAACAGCAAATGATACATCAATAGCAGTACTTCCATAAGCTACGCCACTGCCAGATGTTATAACTGTTGCAGTTACGCTAGTTGGTGCATCTGGTTTTACTTGAGAAATACTAAATGTTCTATCTGTTCTAGCGGACTCATGTACCTGTGCGCGTATTGTAAATCCATAAGGTGATCCATTAGATGTAATAGGAGTTCCCGAAATAGATCCATTATCTTTATTAAGGGTTAACCCCGTTGGTAAAGACCCAGAAACTATTGAATATTGAAGGGTGCCAGTGCTGCTGCTATCTGTTGCAGATACGCTTACGCCGTAAGATACAGTCCTTACCATATTATCAAGCGCTCCAGCTGAAGTAACCCATGTTGGATTTGCAGCAGTTGTTACTGTTGTAATATTAAAGTTATTTTTGCTAGGTGAGTTTACCCCAGGGTTTTGTACAGTCATTGTGTATGGTGCATTGATTGGACTAAATAAGTCTGGTCTAACAACAACAATTTCAGTAGCAGAGTTTCTTGTTACAGATTTAGCATTGTATGTTGTGTTGTTTTTACCAGTAAATGTAACGGTAACATCTCCAGCAAAATTTAAACCTGTTACAGTAGTTGAACTATTAATAGATGGCAAAGAGTAAGTGCTTAAAGATGAAATTACAGGGCCAGCTTTTACTTCACTGGTTTCTCCTGTAGATGTGTATGTTGCTTTATAAGCAAAATTAATAATGTCATCGATTGTTCCACCAAGGGTAACAACCTTGTTAAAAGGCTTAGATGCGGTAATTGTTAATGAGTTGCTTGAGTATCCAGCTAAAGATCCGTCTGAGGCAATTAAGTAGATATCAAGTGTTAAATCACTAAGACGAGAGGTTAAAAGATAATCACCAGCTAAATAATTTACTGTAGCGTCATATGAGCTAAAGGTTGAAGAGATATGAACATTAAAATCAGCTTGTGCTACACCTTTACTAAAATTACTAATAGCCATTAGCTTAACTCCGTTCCAAATAAATTAAATGATAATCCCTGGGCACTAGCATACACTGTAACCACATCAGTTGTAGCTAATGTTGCGCCAATTGTAATAAATGTAGTATCTGATGGTAAAACAGACGCATCGTAGACAACATAATGCTTTGACGCTAATGTTTCACCAGCTGGTCGCACAGCAACTCTACAGGTTAAGGCTCCTGCGGTAGTGTTACAAACAGTAAGAGTTGAAACTACTGTTGAAGTACTTGCTGGTACTGTATATAAAGTTGTAGCAGTAGCAGCTGCTGGGTAAGATTGCCCAAGAACTTTATACGTTGCCATACTTTTCCCTCTTTCTGTTGTAAGTTATATTACTATAAGCCACTTAGTAAAAATGGATGAAATGATTCTCCACCACTAGTGACCGAGCCCCAAGATGGTGTTGTTCCATTAGTTGTTAAATATTTACCAGAATTTCCTGTTTGTGTTGGATAAGAGACACCTTGAGCGCCAGTAACACCTTGAGAACCTGTAGCTCCTTGCGTTCCTGTTGTGCCTTGTGCTCCCGTAGTACCTTGAGTACCAGCTCCAGTTGCACCTTGTGTTCCCTGAGTACCTGTAGCACCCTGTGTACCAGTCGTACCAGTTGTACCTTGAGTACCAGCTCCAGTTGTGCCTTGTGTTCCCTGAGTACCCTGGGTTCCTGTAGTTCCTTGAGCACCAGTAGAACCTTGAGCACCTGTATTACCAGTTGTACCTTGTGTTCCTGTAGAACCCGTAGAACCTTGAGTACCAGTGTTTCCTTGAGCACCCTGAGCACCAGTAGTACCTTGCGCTCCAGTTGTTCCCTGCGCTCCAGTTGTTCCCTGCGCTCCAGTTGTACCTTGAGCCCCGTTAGTTCCCTGAGCTCCAGTAGTTCCCTGAGCGCCCGTAGTGCCTTGAATGCCCTGGTCACCCTTATCGCCAACTCTTGCAAATGTTAAGTTAGCACTCGATGCGTTAGAAAGCGATAGAGAACCAGAAACATAAGCAACTGGAACTGTAAAATAAGCACCAGAATTGTCATTATGAAGCCCAATAATTTGAAAGAATGCATAATTTAGTGCGTTATTAAAGTCTGTTATTTTAATTGTGCCCTTAATAGCAGATGTTGAATCATCAATAGTCTGTAAGAACGAAGTAATGTCTATTGAGTTTGCATCAATATTATCAATGTAAAGTTGCGTTACAGATGAAAATGTCGTGTTGTTAAATTTAAAGTTACCCGAAGCAGGGTCTGTATTTGAAGTGTTAGTAAGGTATGTATATTTGAAAGTTTCTCCACCAAATGTGCCTGTAGCACCTTGTGTACCAATTGTTCCCTGTGAACCAATAGTACCTTGAGCGCCTGTAGTTCCCTGAGCACCTGTTGTTCCTTGTGCTCCAGTTGTTCCTTGGCTTCCTGTTATACCTTGTGGGCTTTGAATACCTTGTGTGCCTTGTGTGCCTTGTGTTCCCTGTGCACCAGTATTTCCCTGTGTGCCAGTTGCGCCTTGAGTTCCTGTGGTTCCTTGACGGCCCTGTACACCTTGTGTACCTTGCGCACCAGTTGTACCTTGAACTGTTGGTACGTTTACATCAATAGTTTTAGCGCCAGAGTTATAGGTAAAAGTAATGTTTGTATGAGTGCCACTGTTTAATGCGGTTGCTACTCGTGAGTTAGTAAAGTAAAGGTTACTTGTTCCCTCAGATAAATCGTCTGTTGTGTCTAATGCGCTATTTGCAATTGCTTGAGAAACACCGTATGAGTCAATAAAATACTGTAGGGTAGACCAGTGGGTAGTCCCACCAACACCTATTTTAAACTTCCCTGTGTCAGTTTCAAACCCAATTTCACCCTCAGAAAGAATAGGATTAGCAGAGGTCCACTGAGCCGCCGTACCGCGGCGTAATTGAATTTTAGTTGCCACTATGGAGTACCTCCATTTGCTAAATTAAGACCTACATAATTAGAAGTAGGTGCTCCTCCGTCTAAATCAGACACAGATGCTGGTACCCACTCAGACCCAGTATAAACGTATACAGATGTCTCTTGGGTATTAAAGTATACATCGCCAGCGTACCGACCAGTAGGATTTGTTCCACTAGCCAGTACGTTAACTGGGACTAATGCTTTTTTACTCATGTGTTATGCGTGGACTACTACTCGGTATGTCTCTCCTAAGGCAGGAGCTACTGCGAACCCAATAGTCACTGTGTTAGTAGTAATGTACGTTACATCAGTAACAACTTCCATCGCGCTAGAAATTTCATAGACAGTCACTTGAATGTCTGTAGTTCCTAAGTTGTGGCTAAGAGTAAACTCTGTAGCAGAGTATGGAGATGCTGGTGTGATAGTAGTTGCGTACTTTCGTACTACTACTGCAGTATCAATTGCTACATCATCAGCATTTACGGTAATACCAGTTCCAGCACCAACTGCAAATGTTGTTCCAGTTAGAGTAAGACCTGCGCCACCTGC